ATCTTTGAAAATTAAAGAAATTAATTCTTTTTTATTTTGAATTAAAAGATTATTTTTTTCTTGTAATTTTTCTTTTTCTAATTTTTCTTTTTTCTACTTTTTTAACAGCAAGATTGTACCAATGCATATTGCCTTTCAAAAAACATGAGTATTTTTTTCTATTTGAAATAATTTTTTCATAAAGACCTAACATTTTTTTGTTTTTACAAAAATCAAAATTAACATCTGAAGTATGATAAAAACTACGATTAGAAAAAAGATAATAATAATCATTATCAATTAACGTTTTAACCAAATCAAATTTAATAATTAAATCTAAATTTTCTGCGGGATTTCTTTTAATTTCATTCCAAAACTTAGTATTTTCTTGTTTGAATTTAAGAACTGGTTGAACACATAGTGCATTAACATCTTCAATAAAAGAAGGTATGTAGAAAATGCTGTCTTTTAAATCATTAACTGAATAACTACGATCTTTTACATTATAAAAACAATCTACATTTCCTTTTTTATTAATAGTAAAAGCAATTTTATAATTTGGATTTTGTTTATTCAAACCAACAACTACAATATCATTATTATACAAATAATTGTTAAAAACATTTTTTTTGGAGATGCACCACTTTGTACCAGCAGAATAATATTTAGCTGCATCAAAAGTTTTTAGCAAAATAAAATCATAGCCATGACAATTACCAATAAATTCAGAACCTTCAATCTTTTTGTCTTTAATTGACTTTTTATCTTTTAAAGATTCTTTTAAAGAAGAAAAAGAATATTTATTAATATCCTTTTCTTGTAAAGAAGGCGATAGTTTTTCAAACTTAACTAACAATTCTTTTATTTCTTCAGGATTTGCGTTTTCTTTAGCTGCATTTGCAATAAATCCTAAATACTTTTTTGTTTTAGAAAAATCTACTTGAGAATATACATCCCAATTAATTTCTGGATGTTTTGATTTAAAATCATTTAATCTTGACATATTTTACTCCTTTGAAGATTAACCGTAAGCACCACCGCTTAAAAATCCAATTAATCTTTTCTTTCTTTTATCATCTCCCACATGAGCAATAACATGCTGTGGCAATTGATAGTTTATAAATGGTGAATATTTGTGACCAACAAGTCGCTTTGCATACGTAACCTGCGTTACAATCCTCGTCAAATCAGATTGATTTTTGCTGCCGCGATGCCAAACCTGATTATTAAACATTACAACCGTCCCCGCTGGACCCAGCGCTGAAACAATTTTATTTTCCAAACCTGTAATATTTCCATCACAATGTTTCCCAAATAAATGAGAGCCAGGAATAATTTGAGTTGGTCCATTCTCTACAGTTAAAACATCAGTTAAGTAATACAAGCAAGTAAATGCCAATACAGGCAATTTTACATTAGTTAATGGTTTTCCATCTAAAGAAATTAAATGAGGAGTATCATCTTGATGCCAACCAGAACCACCTAAACCTTCTTGCCCAGACAAAATCTTAAATGAATTATTGTGAATAACATGAGTTTCATTAGCTGAGGGTATTCCTTTGCTATAAGAATCAACACTTATAGAACCATTATCTGCTATTAATTGCTCCGCAAAAGATACTATCGGTTCTTTCCAAAATAATTCTAGATTAGCAGTTGAAGTTTCAAACATCCTCTTCATTATTTTTCTAGATTTAACTCTATCTTTTTGTTTTAATTTTTGATCTAAATCAAATTTTAACTGTTCTATCTCAGTAGATGATAAAACTGATGGTATAACTAAAAACCCATCTTGATGGAATCTTTCCCTACTTTCTTTGATATTCATTTTTCCGTCCCCAAATTAGATTTGGCATCTTTTAATTCAATTTCATGTAAACAATCTAATGAACAAACTTTATAAGTTTTTCCAATTAATTTATTAAATTCAATTACAAGTTTAACACCACAATTATTACAATAACAAATTTGTTTTGAATAATACATTTATTTATTCTCTTATTTTAACCGAATGAGACTTGCTTTCATTCTGAAAGCCTGAATATGAAACTTCCATAAATTCTGGATTTACTTTTAAATCTTCAAGATTATCAACACCTTGATAAGCACATCCAGATCTAATTCCCTCTACTAAAGACTGTATCACTTCTGCAACTGGAGACTTTAATGGAACTAACGCCTTAACTCCTTCTACGTGATTTCCTTTATGAGTGCTAGAGCCTGCATATTCTTTATACTTAATTCCATTCATTTCATAAATTGCACCAGGTGCTTCTGGCGTTCCAGCCAATAAACTTCCTGTCATCATCATATCAGCTCCTATGGCTAATGCCTTAACCATATCTCCTGAATTTTTAGCGCCACCATCTGAAACAATCTTAAAATTCAAACCACTTTTTTCGCGGGCTTGAAAGGTTGATTCTATAGCAGTTAACATTGGCACCCCATTACCTGTTTGTATGCGTGTAGTACATATGCTATTGTGTACTATAGCATTATTTGCAATAAAACTATGAGAAGGACAATCTACCTCTAAATCATAAACCAAATCTTCTTTCCCAAGATCTTCAACAGAAGTTATTTTTGAGTAAGAATAATTCTCTATATTCTTAATAGAATTTTTATTACCAAGCCCAAAAACATAACTATCTCTACAATTATCTATATTGCAATTTTTTAAATTGCCTGCAGTTGCTTTTTTATTACTCAAACTTCCAAAAGAATTATTTATTAAATAATTAATAATAAACATTAATTCAACTAATTTTTGAGATGTATTAGAAAATCTTTTTCTTCCATATGATTCTGTATGTCCATCTGAATCAAATAAACCATCAGCCAAACCTTTTAAATAGTTTAAATCTTTAATTAAAAATTGTTCTGGTAAATGTTTTTCATATCGTTTACCAAAAGAAGCTAGAAAATCAGCAAAAGGTTTATAATATAATCTACAATGATATATTGATTTTTGTTTTTTAAACGTCAATTCTTTATCTGTAATTTGAGATATGCATTTTTTTAATTTTTCGACTTTATCCAATTCGTTTAATGAAAAATACCAAAACACACTACCTATATTGCTATTTTTATAATTAGCATTAAACGCATGACCATCTCCCAAAAAAGTTCCAAACACATACCCAAGTTCATATGATGGTGTTAGTTTTTTATCTAAAACTTGACTGTAATCTTCTTGACCATTATCAATATAATTTCTTTTATATAAAGAAATTTCAAAAGTCTCATTTAATGATAAATCAAGTTTTGAAGGTAATAGTGATATGCAATTTGCACCCTCTGATATTTCTGTCCATTTTGGATCGAAATTGTTATTCAAATATTTTTTATAATCTTGTCTTTGTTTTTTATGTTCAACAGAAGATAATAAAAATAAATGATCTTTTGTAACGAAAGTTTCAAATCCAGTATTATACTTGACTTTAAGTACTTGTTTTTTTCCCGTACATACTGCATTTATTACTTCTACTGGCTTTCCATGCATATTTATTATTTTATCGCCAGGAATAACATCTTCAATATTTTTATATTGACCAGAGTGCATTAATATTCTCGTACCAGCAGCAAAACAACCACCACCTACACCCACCTTCACTACATCGGCTCCAGCACGAGCAATTGTTACAGCCCCATGACCTTCTGCAGCATTACCGGAAATTAATAGAACTTCTGGATATTTATCCGCAACGTAGCGAGTCATATCTAATGCTACTTTAGAATAACCATGAGCAACATCAATACAAATAATTTTACATCCAGCAGAAACAAGATAAGCAAGTCTTGTTTTATCTTCTTCTTTAACTCCAATAGAAGCTCCAACATGTTTTGTAGCATTTATGTTTTGAGAGACACAATCTTGAAACATTCTAACCTGTTCTTCAATAGAACAAAATCTATGTAGAATAGCTAATCCTTTAGCTTCAGTTAAAGCCACTGCCATGGCAACTTCAGTAACATTAGTCATGTTAGATGAGATAATTGGAATATCAAAAATAAATCCTTTTCCTAAATCAACTACTGTTGATACTAAAGAACGACTAACAACTTCTGAATATTTTGGGACTAATAATAAATCATCAAATGAATAAGCTCTATTAAATTTCATATTTTTCCTTTCACAAAAATAAAGAGGTGGGAAATATCCCACCCCCTTTCAACTCAACTAAAAATAATAGGAGGAGAATTATTCATTAGGAGTTTACTTTAAACTTTTTATAGGTATTTTAATTACTTCTTTATTTTCCACAATCTTCTTAATGGAAATAAGAAGCATACCATTTTGAAAATCTGCATTTATCTTACTTTTATCCATTGTTGGATAAAGTCCATATTCATAACTAAATGAAGAACTCATTGTATATTCTGGATTGGTTGAAGATGCCTTGATTAACAAAGATTCATTTTCTAAAGAAATATCTATTTCTTCTTGTTTAAAGCCAGGCAATGGCAATTTAAGAATATACTCATCATTTGATTCTTTAAATGAATATGAAGAAACTTTGTTTCCATCAACATTCTTTAATTTTCTTTTACCAAGAAAATCATCAGAATAAACTCCAAAAAATGGGTCAAATAAAGATAAGGTATTAATTTTATTCATATTTTTCTCCTTTTGTGTTTTGGGTTGTGATTAATTTGGTTTACCATTACTATATCACTCGTAACTTGCTCTGTCAATAGCAATGACATACGGAAAACGAGGAACCTGATCTTCTGGTGTTAAATTGAAATATTTAACTGTTGCCTGTTTTCCTATATATTTAACCTTATTATTCCATATTTCTTTCAAATATTCAAAGTCGCCCTTAATATTTGAATTAAATTCTATTCCTTGAGCATTTTTAAATAAACAAGCTCCTGCCATACCTGTCTTGTTACCCTTGCCCTCAATAATGTCTAGAATAATAAATTCTTGATCTTGAAATTCTTTTCTTTTTAAGAGAGATTTGCTTCTTTTGTTTTCATAAACTTTATTCAATCTAACCATTTGTCCTTCAAATCCATCTTGAACATATTTTTCATACAATGAATCTAAAGTAGATAATGACTCTACCTTTTCTGTTTCAACATATTTAATTGAACTATTGTTTAATTTTGTAACAATTTCGTTAACTTTCTTATTTCTTTCTAAGAAAGATAACTTTGGATCGACAATATCATAAATCCAATATTGAATGGTAGATTCAGATTCTTTAATATCTTCATTCGTTGGTTTCATTTTCTTTACTAAAGAACAAATTTTGTTAAAGTTATTAAATAACTTATCACAATACAGCTCTCCATCTAAGATTAGATTTGGATTTTCTGTAAATAATTGAGATAAAATCTGGTAAATATGTGGCGCTGATTTAATTTCCTTACCATTTCTAGACCACATACCTGTCTTTTTAACAACACATCTAATACCATCTAATTTAGGTTGGCTAAATATTGGAAAAGACAATTTATCTTTATAATCTTCATAATTTTTAGCTAACATTGGTTCTGTGAAGATTTCTGAATCAATTTCGGATAAAGATTCAAAATATCCAGAATCTTTTTTCTTTTTCCACAAGGCTTCTGCTTCTTTTTGAGCTTGTTGTTCTGGACTGGTTGCATTAGCTTTCCCTAAATTCTTGCCAGCACAAACTGTCCAATTGGATGTTGTTAATTGACCATCAATTTGACCTGAAATAGAATGGAATTTATTATCTTCTATTTCTATTTCCCATTGAAGTTGAGCGCCAGTTGAACTTCTTGCATATAAAGTAGGTAGTTTCATGTTTTTTCTCTAAAAATGTTATAATTTTGCATAATATACGAGGTATATATTTATGACTAAACGTGGTTTTTATTCAGATAATAGTAATTCTACTATAGATTGGCTTGAACAATTTGCTGAAGATTACAGCAAGCAAGCCTACCCAACAGATAACAGTCAGAACTATTATGATCAAATCGCTGCCATCGTCGGGGGCAAAAAAAGTTTCAACACAGTCCAGGAAAAGGTCAATGATTATGCTGCCCGTCTAGGACTAGACAAAGTATCCAAAGATACCGAATCTCTTGACAACATTAAAAATGCAGTATTGCAATTTAATAATATCTTACAAAATAATCCAGTATTGAAAGAAAAGGTATTTAACTTTATCAAAAACAAAATTGAATCTTTTCATGGCAACATAACAATTCCTGCTTTACAATATGAGTTAATTAGAAACTTTAAAAATGATGGCTTGACAAACAATGACATTCATGATGAAAACTTCATTAAATATATAAGTCATTTGTTGTTAGAATCTCAATCTAGATATCCAAAAATTCAAACCAATAATAACTTGGGTCAATCAGAAACAAATATAGAAAACGACCCAGCTAATACAGATTATTTTCACGGATTACAAACTAAATCATGAGAAAATTAGCAATCTTACGATCAAATAAAAGCAATAGCTGTCCTTTTGGATTAAATATTCCTTCAGATTGTTGTAAGGTTGGTAATTCTATTGATTCTTTAGATAAAGACCCAGATAACTTTAATGATAATATTAGTTTTGTTAATTCCATTATAGATAACAAGCCATGTAAATACTATAATGGAAAATTAAACGATTATGTTAATTGTAACTATGAAGATTTAAATTCCAAAATGCCACATAGCTCTCCATTATTTGATAGACCTTTTGCTGGTATTCAAATGGAAGGTGTTAATACTTTTCCTCATGGATATTATAATGACAATAGCATTGATAGGTCTTATCAATATGGAATGTATTCAATTGAAAGTCTTTCATTTGAAAATGAATTAAACTTAATTAAAGCTGCTGCTGAATCTGGTATCTTAACTTCTTATGTTCAAAATAAACTAAAAGCAGGAAAAGATGAAAACAAATTTGTTCCCTTAACAAACGTTGGTTCTGCTGGCGTCTTTATGAACAAGAATGCTGTTGGAAATGATGGTGGAGTTAATATAATTATTAACTTTAGAGGAGTAAGTGGAGACCCTAAATTAGTATCTAAGAATTTTGGCGGAGCTAATGCTGTAGTTGTAACTTTGGAAGCAAGTGGACCAAAAGAAAAAAACAAAGGTTCAGCATTATTGCAACAACAATTTGGTGATGTTAATAAATTAAATGAAATTGTATCTTCAATAATAAGTCATTTACAAAAACAATTCCCAGATAAAAAAGTTCATAAGAAAAGTTTAGTAGTGTCGGGCTTTTCTGGTGGTGGCTCTGTAGTAGCTAATATGGTTGCTAATAGAGATAAAATACCTGGTGGCATTGATGGCGTAGTTATTAATGATGGCTTGCATGTGGATGTTAATGATCCTAGAATGAAAGCTATTGTTGATTATGCTAAAGAAGCTCAAAAAGATAAGAATAAAAAATTTAAAATAATTCATACTGCAATTAAACCAAGTTATACAAGTACAACTCAAACTGCAGATTACATTATAAATCAACTTGGTCTACAAAGACAACCAATAAAAGATCAGAAAGAATTTGAACAATATGGCTTTGCACCAAAATCAGAAGTTAAAGATGGTGGTTTAGAAATTATTCAAATGTATGGTGGAGAAGATGCTAAGACTCCTTATTACGTAGATAATAGACCTGGTAGTTTGGGTGATCAACACATTCAAAGTCTTTGGAAAGGTAATCCTTATTTATTTAGAGATATTTTCCAAGAATAATTTCAATCTCTCTTTGAGATGATTCTATATCTGTTTCATCAAATTTAATTGTACTGTAAATAATATGTTCTGGTAAAGAATAATCAATCCAATTATGATTTAGATTTGCTTCCAAGTCATCTATAAATAAAATATCTGTAAAGTATGGGTATTGATAATTGAAACTTTGATAAAACAATTTGGTTGGCTTTCTTGCGCCTACTTGAAAACTTAAATGATTAATAAATTTATTAAAAATTTTATTCATTTTCTCGTGGTTTTTTAAATAGGTGTAATGTTCAATTCCCATGTTAGACCATAATGCAAATTTATGTTTTTTAGATAATTGCAATTCTAAAGCAAAATTAACCATATCTTCTTTTGGTACAACAACCTGTGACCAAGCTTCCAATAAATTTGGAACATACTCTTTTAGTTCTTTTTTAGAAGCGAATGCTTGTTTCATTGAAATATGTCCAACATCATGCAATGCATGAATTGTATCCAACCAAAACAATGGTTCTTCTATATATGTTTTTAAATAATCAACAAATGGCTCAAAATTTACATCAACAAGAACATTGCCAATATCAAACGCAACTAATTTCATAAGGTCTCCAGGTATTTATCTAAAGTTAAAGGTATTTTTTGTATATCTTGAATATAATCAATGTTTGGATAACTTTTATTCATTAAATTAATAATCAAATTTAATCCATGTTTTTTCATTAATTCTGTTTGTCCAATATTAACCGCAAAATAATAAAGTAATAATATTGCAGTGTTGCATACTGTTTCAATATCAGAAAAATCAGGCATTAAATATAATTTTTTATTCATTTCTACGGCTTGAGTTATATTTTCTGTCTCAGCTGAAACAAACATTCTATCTCCAATCCCATATGGAACATTTAATTCTTTAAACCAGTTATTTAATATCACCCTGCTAGATATATGAGATATTTCTTGATTGGTTATCGGAGCGTTAATTCCATATGGTTTAATCCAAACTAAATCTTCTTTAAAAGCATTGTTTAATACGTAGAAAGGACTGTAAGCAGCAATGTTTGTTGGTCGAAATTGATTTAGATTTCGGAAATAGTAATACAAATATCCATTATAAAATCTAGTTTCATAATTTAAACTGTTATAGGCATTCATTCCAGAAAAATCTAAAGTTTTTATATTTCCAAAATGACCAATTAAATTTCCCAAATTGTTGTTATCTGATAGTATCAAATCAGGATTATAAATTTTAATGGTTTCTAATAAAAGATTAAACTTACTTTCAGTAAGGTGTGGTAATCTACAGATCCCAGAGATATTTAATTGCTTTTTAAAATAAGACTCATTAGTTCCATTGGGAGCATAGAACAAATCTCCACACCAACTGAGATTTATCTTTTTTCTTTGATTAAGAAAGCCAAAAAACCTCACTTCATGTTTATGTAAATGAGGCAATGCCTGTTTTGCAGTTAATATTGAGCTATTTCTATCAGCTAAACAATATAATATTTTCACTGTTCAATATAACACTCTGCAAATTTCTCTCTGACACTTGGACCTAACTCAGAAAGAAATTTAATAATTAATTCTGCTGTCATTCTTGTATCTGCATCTGCTCTGTGGGCTTTTTCTTTTTTGATATTAAATGCTTTAACCAAACCAGATAAATCATATCTAGTTCTTCTTCGTCCACAACAAAGATCAACCCACAAAGCAAGTTGTTTTGTATCTAATAGCCTGTTTCCTTTATTACAATCAAATGGAAAAGTCTCTTTAGAGTCTTGTCGCTCCCACATTTTTTTCATACGATCATGATCGAAAGAACAATTATGTCCTGCAAAAACTCTATCCATTGCTGATGCATCATCATCTAAAATCCAAAGTTCCATTTGAGGAATAGCATCGCTTGGATGTAAATAATTATCTTTGCCATATTGAGATAAGTGTAGAATATCTTCTCTTTTATGTCCGTTAACTGCTAAAGCTTCATCTTCTATAATTGTAGGATTTAAAGCTTTAATAAGCCATGTCTTTTGATCAACATCAAATTTTACAAAATTGGTGTCGATTTTAATTCTTAATAAAGATAACTCTATAATCTCATGATCTAGAGTTAATCCAGTTGTTTCAGTATCTGTTACATAGACTACATAGGAATCACTCATCTTGTTCCTCCACATAATGTTCTAATTGGTTGGGTTTATGTATTAATTTTGATAAATATTTTGTAATTCTATCTGCAGTAAGAGAATCTATAGGAATAGATATTTTTTTATCATTCATTTCAAATAATAAAAATTTAACATTATTTTTATTCTCTATTCCTTTATAAATAATCATTCAAGATTTTCCTTAATCAAATCTTTTATCTTAGATACTGATCTAACACCTTGCTTAACCCACGTCAATAGCTGTTGAATTCCAGTTGCTGTTCTTAAAAAAGACTTTTCATCATTATTCAATCTATATTCTTGAATTTTTAAAACTAGTTCGTTGTTTTCTAAAATGTTCCACTCTTCACCATTTTTCTTGGAGAATTTTCTTTTAATTCTGTATAGTTTTGGAACTATTTTAGCATCATCATCTTTAAATAATTCATTGCTTGCTTTTTTTAAATGATAAGAAAAATTTCTTACATCAGAAGAATTTATTGCGTCATCGTCCATTATTATTCCTTAAAGATAGCGTCTGTTGCGATTACACTTGAAATAGCAGCTCCTACTATACCATGTAACTTGGCGTTTTCGCCGACCACATATAAACCTTCTAACTCTGATTCAAAGTTTGGTTTTAATTTAATTTTAGCAGGCATTGTTAATATGTTAGGCACATGATAATTGGCTTTTTGTTTAAAGTCTGGAATTATTTCTGATAGCTTTTCTATTACTCCATCTAACCAATTATACTCTGGCAATATATTTAACTGACTTTGTTTCTTTTGATATACTTTAATTTTTTCTTTACTTACCCTATCATTAAATAATAAATATGTTAACTTTCCTATTCTTTCAGTTTGAGATACACCATCTCCATTAGCCTCTATAGACTTGAAATAATTAAAAGATAATTTTTCAGATTTCCAACGATCTTCATTAGATCTAAAAGACGCATTGACTAAATCGGCATGATCTTCTGGAATTATAGTTCCATTCCAACTCAATGGTCCAATTTGTTCATCTTGTGAGGACCAAGTGTTAAAACATTCTTTTAAATCTTTTACGTATTGTTTTGAAATTTCAAACTTAACACCAAATGTACATAAATTATCTTCAACAGTTAAACCAATTTCTTTAGCAAAATCAGTAACCCATCTAAAACCACTCCTGCCTGTTGCTAAAATAATATTTTTACATTGATAATCTCCATTATCAGTAAATACGTGAAAGATGCCTTTCTTTTTCATAATCTTACCAACAATAGTATCAAATTTAAATGTTAAATATTGAGATTCTTCAAACTCTTTAACTAAAAGTTTGCTAAAATTATGTACGCTTTCGGGCTTCCATTGAATAAAATCGTTAAGCTGAATGGTAAAATTATTATCAGCTAAAAATTTTTGCATTGAATTGGATGGTAATTTATCTTTAGTAACTTTATTAGGACCTACTAGTTTCCAAGTATTGAAAACCCAATCTTTTACAGAGCGCAAAGATCGACCATCAGTTGCAGAAAATTGTTCTAAATCTGATAAGTATAATTTACCATCACCAGTCGGGAAACAACCGAGAGCGCCTTCAATTTGACGTCTTCGTTTAGCAAACGCATGTCCAATATCAAATATGATTGTTTTTTGTTTATATTTTTCTTGTACTCTTAATGCTGAAACACAACCAGCAACACCAGCTCCAATAATACCCAATTCATAAATCATATTTAATTATCCTTACCTAGTTAAACCCTAACTAAGGATATATCAAACAGATTTTTTAAATGCACTTGAAATTATAGAGTAAATCTCTTCTTGCTCTAAAGAGCCATCTAAAATCTTTTCAATATTATTATTTAACTGTTTTTTAACACCAAAAATCCACATTAAATAATAATTAAAAGTTACAAAATGTTTATTATATTCTTCTGCATAATCTTTTAATAAAAGAAATCTGTTATTTTCTGTCATGTTTTGTTCTTTCATAAATAAGTTATGAACAAACAAACTCATTGTATAACCTTCTAATTCATATTTCATTCGCCAATAAGCTGGTAAAGGTGCTAGACAAAAGAATGCTGGTAATAAAAACCACCAGGACAAAGGTATTAATAATGCAAAAAACAAAAACATTATTTGTGGGAATAAGTATTTGAATTTAAACAACTTATCACGCTTAGAATCATAAATATGTCTAAATTCATGGGCAATTGTTATTATAAACTTTTCACGTTCTAACAATTCTTTTTCTGGAATATAAATTGTAGTATTTATTGTAGTAATAAATTGATTAAAATTCATGAAAAACAAAATCTTATTTAGTATAGTCATTAAATAAGATTCTGATTTTTGTTTTATATCAAATTTGTAGGATTGTTGTAGATAAGAATTAAACTTCTCTATTCTAGAATGCATAAATTATTCTACAGTAAGCAAATTAAAAGAAAATGAATTTTCTTTTGCTTTTCTTAGAATAGCAGAGACAGATCCAGAAAATTTAGCATCTAATATTTTTTTTAAAGCCGCATTAACTTCAGCCGAATCTTTTCCTACTGATTCAACCACAAACTCAGCTTTAGGCTTATTCCAAGAAATTCTTACTGGAATAGATGATACTGCTTTGTTGTTAAGAAAATTACCAGCTTCTTCTGTAATTTTTGGACCAATTGACTTTCTCAAACCATCAATTAATGAATAATCTGCATCAACTGATTGAGCTGCTTTTAAAAAACGATCAACTACATTATAAATATTTTTATTCATATGACTATACCTAAAAATTAATATGTTACCACATCTCCAATTTGCACAACCATTTTAACTAAACCACTTCCACCTTTTGTAATAATTCCACATTTTTGTACAGAACTACCAACTGAACTCGGCGCAGTTAATGTTAATTTTCCTGCTGTAGTTGATAAATATGCTGGCTTACCAACATCTATTGTGGTTGGTACAGAATCCCAAATACTATCTGCTATAGATATTTCTCCTGCAATCTGCATTCTTATTGTATTTGTTATGCTTCCCGCATCATAAGCAATCCCAACAACATACAAAACAGAAGCATTATCTGCTTCCGCTTTAAAGACTCTAGGAGAACCACTGACGTTAGTAATGTATAATGGTTGACCAACTATAATGGTTTCTCCAGCTGTCACTGGTACAAGTACACTTCCAGCATTGCTAGAACCAACACTTCTGTCTAGGTTAACTCCATAGATAATAGGTCCAGCTGTTGACATCTCTGAAAATCTAACAACTTCAGAAAACATCATTGTAATGGAATATGTTCCAGTATCTGGTAATGTTGCAGAAACTTCCGAGCCAGCAACCAATTTATAATACGTAACAGTGTATAAACCCGAACCTGCTGAATAAGTTAGTCTTCCAAAAATTTGAGTACCAGTATCTTCTATTAAAAGACCCGAACTTTGATACTTTAAATTAACTAAATTATAACTACTTGTAGTTATTATACCACGAGTATTAGTGCTAGGATTTCCCCCAGATGTTTGGGTAGTGGTAGTAGCTTGAAAGCCACCGGGTAATGTTGTTGATGTTGTTCCTGCAGTAGCAGTATAGGTATAAGTTGCCCACTGAGAAGTTAATATATTTAATTGTTCTTTTCTTAGTTGGCTCATCTTATTTTAACCTATTAAATTAATAGAAAGTTGAAAAATAATGTTCCAACTTAATAAATTTACAATAGATGAGATTTTCGCATCTATTTGATTCAAACTATTTTTTGATAAGTATTTAAAAAACAAAAAAATCCTTTAAAACAATCATCAATTTAATGTCAAAATATTACAATCAATGTAAAAACAAAAAGGCTAAGGAGAACCTTAGCCTTTTATAAGTAAAAAGAATAATTCTCTATTCTTTTAGTTCTTTATTTTGAAGTGGTAACCACCCCCCTTAAAACACGCTCTACGCGTTCTGGGGTTACGGATGTTGGAGCTAGACGATAGTATGTTCTACGTCCGTCTCCTTCACGACCAAGCTCACGAGCTGTCGCACATTCCACTTCAAACTTTCCAAATTCTTCTGTACGAAGATCGCGTACTCTTGACGAAGCACTTGGAACTTGAATGGCTCTACGGGAAACCCAATCGCCATCGGCACGTAACAAACGTACTAATACTTTTTGGGTATTGTTAGTACACTTACGTGTATCAACCTTACCAACTAATTCAGTAACTTTACGATTCATACTCAATAACCAGCTTTCTTGTTTTTTTATTTTCGAAGCTAAGACCGCCTTAACCTCTCAAAGACTATATAACGAGGCGCCCAAGCTTGTACTCTCAAAAAAGCTCAAGCTGCCCAAAACCTACCACTTTTTTCTGTAAAAATGGCTCATCCAATGCCATTTGAACTACTGGCATAAAATCTTCTAATGAAATCGAATAAGTTGTATACATATATTCATTATTAACTGGATTGAGCTGTTTAACCATCATTATTATGGTTTCATCTTCTTTATTAAATTCAATTAATTCATTACTTGTTTTGTTTGATAAGTTTTTTATATCTAATTTAATCATATTTTATCCCTTAAAATTTTAAAAACTTTTTATCCTCATCTAATTCTGTAATAATTTCAACCTTATCATTATGAATAAAAATTGAATGTTCAAAATGGGCTCCGATGCCTGGTGTAACCACCGTCCAACCATCTGACAATACTCGTGTTTTGGCTTCGCCAATTACGATTTGAGGCTCTATTGCGAATGACATTCCTGGTTGAATTCTTACCCCAGATTGAGGATTAGATTTGTTTGGAATAAAAGGTTGAGCATGAGGGTGATCATAATCTAATCCATGTCCACCATATTGAGTTATAATTGAGAATTTTGTATTCTTAACAATATGATTGATTCCATTACCTATCACTCCCATTCTTTTACCAGGAGCTATTTGTTTAATGGCATTTTCTAAAGATAATCTACAAGTTTCAATCAACTTAACATGTTGCTCGCTTTTTGGTTTTCCTTTAATAAAAGTAATAGCTGAATCAGCTATTGCAAATTTATAAGTACAGCCCAAATCAACTTTAACTACATCCCCATCTTGAATAAGATAATCATTAGGAATTCCATGTACAAGTTGTTCGTTAATAGATACACAAGCAGCTTCCGGAAATCCTTTATAACCTTTGAAGGTTGGGGTACAATTATTTTCTAATATGAATTCTTCAATTTTTTTAGATAATTGTAATGTAGTAAGTCTATTTGATTGTAACACTAAATCTTTAGATAAAGATAGAGCGCGCGCAGTTATTCTACCTGCAACTCTTTGTTTACCTATCCAATCTTCATTTTTTAATGAAATGAAGGCGTTTTCTTCAAATGACATTAAACACTTTCAGCTTTTCTAAAGCCGCCCTTTTTCTTACCAGTTCCAGTTATTTCGCTAATTTCAGCAGCTGTAGGTACTACAACTTCTTTAGTTTCTGCCACTTTTTCTTGAACATGTTTATTAATCTCCTCTAAAGAAGAAAATAATTCTTCTACAGTTTCTTCATGTGTTGTGGCTAAATCTGCATCCACCGCTTCTTCAAAGTTATTAATGAATAAATCATCTATTCTTCTAATTGTTTTAATAATAGAATCTTTTTGTTCTTTTGTTAGTTTTAAATCAGGACGGGGTTGCTGAAGCATGTCCCAGCCAAATCTTCTCAAATTTACAAACTTCTCTAAATCATCAGTGTAAACTTTACTCATTGTGTTCTTCCTTACTTTCTAATTCTGTTTCGATTATGTTGCCAGTTTCTAATTCTATTTGAGAATCATTTGCAATTTGATACTTCATTTTTAAATTAAGCAATAAATTTTTATATTGCAATCGAGTGTTTTCTAATTGTAAATGCATATTTTGCAATTGCAAATCTTTTTGCTCTATTGTTGCTTTTAACTTAATCAATTCTTTTAATTCTTGTTCTTCAATCTTCTTCATAAATAGACCAGCTTTCGTAGTGTATCTCTACATATAACCGTTTGTTCTTATCTTGTTGAGAAAAATCATTCTTCAAAACTATCATAGGAACCTTACTACAACCTATCAAATTGTTTTCATGATGAATTTTAACTGTTTTATCCAAATCAAAGTTAATAAATATTGAATATTTATTATTTATTGATCTAAATATTTCTTTTTCATTAGGTCCATATTGTTCTAAATCTGCTATCTTTTCTAAAAAACCTTCAGGATAAGGCAAACTTAGATGAGAAATAACTTCCAATGCTGTTAAATGATTAGCCTCATAAATAGCATTATCTATATCTTTAGTATTATAATTTGTTAAAATTACGTTTTTCATCCCTCACATGCTTTACATTCTGATGATTCTCTATATACCGAATCACCCCTTAATGAGCTTTCAGTTCTGCAATAATATAAAGATTTCAATCCTTCTTTCCAAGCTTCCATATGAACATTATGTATGTAATTTCCTAATTTTTTCTTTAAAGAAGAATCTTGTATATCATCTGGTACAGAGAAAAATAAATTAACTGATTGACCTTGGTCAATCCATTTTTGTCTTTGACCAGCTTGTTTAACAATAGCAAATTGATTAATTTCTCTAGCAGTTAAAAATACTTCTTTTTCTTCATCACTTAAATTCTTAACATTCTTTACAGAACCTTGATCTGTTTTAATTTGTGTCCAAACCTCTTCAGAATTTCTTTTTGTATCAATTAATAACTTCTCTAACACTGGGTTCTTTCTTATAAAAGTACCCTTGGCAGATTTTTGTGCATACCAATTTCCAATCACTGGTTCTACACCTTGGGAGACACCTCCCGAAATTAAAGAATTTGACACAGTTGGTGCAATTGCCATTCTGTGTGTATTTCTTATTCCAAGTCCAGTACACCATAATGGTTCACCATATTCTTTTGCTAAATCTTCAGAAGCTTTTAGAGATTCTGAATTAATTTTTCTAAATATTTGTCCATTCAGTTGCATTGCCTGAAAAGAATCAAATGGAATCATTTTAGATTGTAATAATGTATGCCATCCTAAAACACCCAAACCCAAAGCTCTAGATTTTTCAGCAAATCTAACCGCTTTATCTAAGCCTGGTAAAAGTTTTGCTTTGGAAATAAATTCTGTCATAACTCCATCTAAAAACCAAATAGCAAGTTGAATAGTATCTGTATCTTTAAACTCATCCCACCTTGCTAAATTTAAACTAGATAAACAACATACAAAGGTATGGTCTTTATCTGTATGTAAAAAGATTTCACTACACAAGTTACTCGTTTCTATAAACAAATTATTATTAACATAAGATTGTGGTCTTTGATTATTAGCATTATCTTTAAACATTACATAAGGCTCACCGGTTTCTACTCTTGCCTTTAATAATGAAGACCATAATTCTCTATTTTTTTCAGAACCATCAAGCATTTCATGCATGAACTTATCAGAAATACAAACTCCATGATGAAAATTTGTGGACAAACATCTTCTTGATATGTCTCCTGTCGGACGACGAATATCAATAAACTCTTCGCCATCAACGTGTTCAATATCTAGGTATGCTGCTACAGCTCCTCTACGAGTTGTTCCCTGTGCTACACCTTGGATAACTTGTTCTTCAATCTTGAGCCAAGGAACAATACCTTCCGAGACACCGCCCCCAGAAATTGGAAATCCCCGACCTCTAATGTGCCCCCAATATTTTCCAAGTCCTCCACCATATTTTGCTAACATGGCAATTTCATGATAAGATTTAAAAATATCATCTGTAGTATCTATAATAGAACTAGCATAACAAGAAATTGGCAAGCCTCTAACTGCACCCATATTAGCAGCTACTGGAGTTGCTAAACATAACCAATTATTATTAATGATTTCAAAAAATCTTGAGGCTAATTCTGGTTTGTTAAGTCGGGACGCTGCAGCATTAGAAACTCTTTTATACAAACCAATTGGAGTTTCATTTGGCAATAAATAGCCTTCCGTTAATGTCTTGTAACCCTCTATAGTTAACCAGCTTGGAGCTTCTCCAGCTTGTTTTAATTTTTCTAATCGTTCTATAGTTTCTTTATCAAACATTTTGGCTCCAAATATCACTAAAATCAACTGTTGCTTTTGAATAAGATGTTTCCTTGCCGGCAAAAAAATCTTGCAACACCGTACCACTTGCTAAAACATCAAACCATTCTAATTTTTTAAGAGATTCTTGATCTATACTTTTCCAGTTTTTCTTAAATCCCAAATCCTGCAATTTAGTATTTGCTCTAAATCTAATATAATTCTTTATATCTTTTGGATCTAAATCAGGAAGCGGTCCTAATTCAAATGCCTTATCAATAAAAGCATCTTCTAATTGGACGGTTAATCTTGCGGCATCATAAATATCTTTTTTAAATTCATCAGTAAGAATCTCAGGAAATTCTTCTACTAATGTTCTAAATAACCAACACCCCGCAGTTGAATGTAATGATTCATCTTTAATAGACCATTCAACAATCTTTCCTACTCCTTTTAACAAATTTCTTTTGGAAAAACTCATAAGAATAGCAAAGCTACTAAACAAATTAACACCTTCATTAAAGGCAGAAAAAATAGCTAAGCTTTTAGCAATTTCTTCTTTGGTTTTTCCTTTAACTTCCATTAGACGATCAATTTTGGCTTTGGCAGTTGGTTCATGTAAGAAACCTTCATAATTTTGAAGACCAAGAGATTCTTCTAGGTAAGAATAGCCGATAGCATGAATGGATTCAAATGAAGAAAATGTTGCAGACATCATTTGAATTTCTGGTTTTTTAAACCATTTAGAAACTTTATTGGACCAATATTCTTGAATGAAAATTTCTGTTTGAGTAAATCCTTTTAATACGTTTCCTATTACATTCTTTTCAATATCAGAAAGTTTCAATTTATAATCATTTATATCCCCGTTCATTTGAACTTCAAACGGAATCCAATGTGCTGACATTTGATTAATACAATATGTATATGCTTGTTGATATTCAAAAGGTCCATATGTTGGTCGGGGCGTAAATAAACTCATTATATTTCCATTTCATGTAAAGAAAATAAGGGGCTTGAAGAAATCTTCAAGCCCTATTTATTGATTTTTTCGTAAGTTAACTTAACTCTTCAAGAAAAACAAATTGTCTCATTGTTCTATTATGTTTCTAAATCTTTTTTGAAGGTTTGACACAGTTTTAGCAACTGAACTTCTTGATAGTTCAAGCTCCTCAGAAATTGTTGTAATGGTATGTTGATTTATTCCATCAACCCCATAAAACATTTTTGCTACCTGTTTTTCTTTAGGCTTTAACTTATCAATTTCTTTAGAAATTTCTAGACAAATCTCCTTAAATATCAGCTCTTTATCTGGTGTTGTGATGTCTTCTATAACGGGCACTTCGGCTGCCTTTAATGGTTTTTGTTCAACCGCATGTTTCATTGGAACTTTGATTGTTGAATGTTTATTGGCTGCTCGACTAATCCTGGTAGCGATATATTTTGTGCCCCACCAACTAAATGAACTTTTCTGATCTTTAAAAGTTGCCAAAGCCATAAGCAATGCTTCAAAACCTTCTTGTTTTAAGTCTTCGTAATTACTAAACTTTTTGTATTTGTATAATTTAGATGTAACTAGAAATCCTAGTTTAGTAATACATTCATTTTGTACTTTTGCCAATTCCTTTTTTTCTTTGGAAGAAACTGTTGGAATTAAAGCTGCTGCGTTAATATAGTTTAATGCTAATTGATCTATTTCTTGTTGTGACATTTGTGCCATATAATCCCTCATAATTTCAAATTAAAATACATTTAGTTTCTGTTTCAACAACTACTTGATAACCACAAATTTTCATATTCCGACCATCTCTAGAACAATCTATATACATATGCAAATTAGATTTATAAATATTATCAATGTCTTCAAAAGACAAGATTACATATTTTTCGTTAATAACATTTTTGATATATAAATTAATATCATTTATACTTGATGCATGAGAGACGACCGGTCCACTCAACCCTGGTGGCGGAACATAAGGCTCATAAGCTACAAGTGCTAAAGTGTTAGATCTATAAACATTCATAATGAATATTAATCTTTGATTGATTGATTGGCTTGATATTTTGACTCTCCAACAACGTTGGCAAGTTTGTTTTCGGATTTTAATATTTCCGCCTTGTCTTTCTGGACTTGCTCCTTAATAGATGCTGTTAGTTCATGTCCAGTTAACTCTACTATCCCCCTTGCTGGTAAAGAAATTAATTTCCTTACACATTCTTGGTTTTTACAAGATGGACATTCACTTGGTACTGGATCTCTCCATGATTGAATTACATCCCATTGATGCTCACACTTCTCACACTCAAATTCAAACCATCCCATAATTATTCCTTTAGTTCTTTACCTTTAAGTATTAACTCTATATCTTGTGATAAGTCTTTTAATATTTTATTCTTAAAAGTTTTATCTTTTACTTCAAAAACCAAATACAACTTTTCTCCATCATTAGAATACTCTATTCTAATCATTTGCGCCACTGTAACTTTACTATCTACACTCACCAGTTATATTCCTCTAGTAATTTAGATATATCCGATTTCTCAGAAGATAATAATGATGTTACGCCTTGATGCGGTAAAAATACTTCCGGAGGATCTTCGAAATAAGCATTGCTTAAATTCTTTAACAAAGAATATTCTCCCAATGAACCATTTCTGTTTTTTACAATGTGCATTACAGAATCTTGCATTTGATGCTCTCCTACTCTTGATTCTATTTGTAGTGCTAATGTAGCATGATGTAAGATTAAAGAGGAACGACCAAATCTATGAATACCAACTAGTTCTTTTCCGGTTGTTGGTCGGTTTAATTGGGCGGCTGTTAACATAAGAACATTGTAAGCACGAGCAATTTCATGTAGTTTACCAGTTATATAACCGAGTTTTAACCAATCATCTCCGGAGACAGTTGGATCTTCCATCAATCCAAGATAATCTACAACAATTACATCTGGTTTAAATGAACCAAAAGCTTCTTCTATTCTTTGTTCAAGAACATCTGGGGTTACTCCTCGTGGAATATCTACGATTTGGAATTCAAATGGATAACATTTCATGAATTCCAAGGCAGCATGTACTTTATTTAGCTGCTCTTTGGTTAGAGTAGCATCTCTAATTCCATATTGAGGAACGTTGGCTAAGGAAGCAATAAACCTATTGAAACATTGTTCATAAGGCATTTCTAATGAAAAATAAATAACGTGATATCCATTAGAAAAATTATCTCTTGTATAGATTGAATTGTTTTGCTTCCAAATATTTTTGGCAAAATTGTTTAAGTGAAGAGATTTACCCGCTCCAGTTTCACCACCAACAATAACTAAGTCTGAATAGTTCAATCCATTAGTAACGAAATCTAAATATTTAGAATGAGTTAAAATCCCATGAGTTTTTAATTCATTTTTTAACTTTAAGTTATAAGTGTTTTTGAAATCTTCAACAAATTCTTTGACTGTCTTCTGGACATAAACCTTTTTACCAGGAGTAGCCTTATCTAAATTGGTTTTATATTTTTTTAATAATTCTTCAACTTGTTCAGCATTGACTAAATTAGTTACAGTATTTTTAAACTGTTCTGTTATTGAAGACTTATACTTATTTCTGATTTTTTCAAAATCATATTTGAATTCTTTTACATCATATGTAACATTTTCTAAATTAGAAAATATAGAATTATATTCCTGAATTTTACTTGGAGAATCTTGTATAGATTCTATTAACATTCTTTTAGTTGGAACTGTTTTATATGCTCTTACTAGATCTACAACGTTTTTGCTAAAATCACGGACAGAATCTGATAATAATTGATAATTTTCAGAATTAGAAAATTCTAAAGCAGTTTTGGTATCATTTAAAACTGTTTTAATTATTCTTAAATCAGTTTCATTATAATAATTATCTGAGTCTTTTTCAAACGACACTTCTAACTCAGTCATTTGCCTTCCTTCCTTAAATCTTTACCTAAAACAGGAACTTCTTTCATATAATTCATCAAACTACTTATTGCTCTTTGTATGTCTTCTGGAAAAGCTTTATCTAACTTCAAACTATTAGTACACATAAATGTTGGCATCTTGTTTTGCACTCTAGTTCTAAAAACATCCTCCAATATTCTTCCAAACAAAGAAGCTGCTTGTGTAGTGGTACCCATGTGTCTAGGGTCAAACTCATCAATAACAAGAAAATCTACAGAAATTAGAAATTGACGAAAATCTATTTTGTTTTCATTATCGTAAACCAGCCTGTTGACAATATCTAGCAAGGTACAATAATATCCTCCATACCCCTTTTCTAAAGCCTTCTTGAGAATATTACAAACCGTAAACGTTTTACCTACACCATTACTTCCAGAAAAATATAAACAAATACCATCTTTATATGTTTGAGAAATTTTACCATTCAAAGTTAATTCTTCAAATTTTTTCTTAAGTATTGTGTCACTCTTAAAAGAATCATCGAACTTGATTCGCCAATACTTTACTGGAATGTTTGCGTTTGCATATGTTTTAAGTATAGAGCAAAACAATGAGCACTTTGGGCATGCTATTTCTAGTGTTTTTTGTTGTTGTGTATCGGTAGCTTTACAACTTTCGCAGCTTTCTAAGATGGTTTCCATCTCCGTCTGGAGTTTCTTTGGGGCTATCGTAGTTCTGTAATTTTCTTGGATATTCATATTTAAATATTTTTTGAGAACTTCCTATATTAAATGTAGTTAATTGTTGTCTAATCTTTTCTTGTTCTATTTTCTTTTGTGCCATTTTTAATTCTGCAATAGATTTGGCACGTAGATGTGGATCTGATTCATGAACCTCTGGTTCATCTTGTGGAATTTCTGCAATATAGTTGCGATCTAACTTCTCTTCTTGTTCAATATCTCTTTCTGGATAAATACAATAAAAAACAATATTTTTGGCAGGATTTAGAATTACAATATTTCCACTATTTTTTCCATTAGAAATAACAACTTCTTCATCAGAATAATGTTCTACATATCCTTCAACATTAAACCCATTAACTAAAAAGAATTTGACCTTTTCCATATTACAATTCTTTAATTTTTTCTTTACTTAAACCCATCACTTCTAATACTTTAAACATCTTAGCATATTCTTGTCTAGTTGGATCTTCTGGATCTTGCTCAATAGCTCTAAGTATAAATGCCAAGTCGCCATAAGTAGAAGCTGATAAATTATATGATTCAATTACTGAAATATATTCATTTGGTATGTTGGTGTTTTTTGTGACAGCTTTGCTTGCTTTTTTCTTTGACAAAAACTCATTAATATTAGAGTTATGATTTAACAATGCAAATGATCTTATTTGCGTTTTTTGTGGAATTATTTTCTCTTTAAAAATCCAATCTATATATTCCTTGACTGGAAATGGAGACTCTGTATTTAACATTGCCTTTAGACTTTTAATAAAAAATAACTCTTTACATTTACCTGGAGCAGTAGTGAATGTAAATGGAAATAAATGCCCTGTATATTGATAAAACACATCACAAAAATACCCTAATAATTGATAATCATTCCATGATTCTACTTCTTTGGAAGAATGTAATTCCAGTTTTGTAAAGAAAGTTTCCCATCTTTTATTCGGTGCTTTTCTTTCCATGTTGCCTCTTTAAAAAGGATTGTTTAATATAATGAAGCCAGGTTCAGATGAATAAATATCAAATCTTGCTTTTGAATGTTTTTTCAAGAATTTAACATTGTCATAGAAATCAACAATAGCTGCGGCTTTCTTGTCTGGGTAAGTCCGTAATACTCTTCCGATTCTTTGTAAAGCCCGAACGTAAGATTTTCCTGAACCACTCAAAATTAGTCCTGACATTTTAGGCAAATCAAAACCAATATCTAATATAGTAGAAGCTAAAATACAATCTATTTCATTATTATTTAGTTTATTCTTAACTTCTATTCTTTTATCTAAAGAATCCTTTCCTGATAACAAGGCGAATCTAATATTTAAAGCTTGTAATTCTTTAGCAATTAAATCACCATGCCTTATTGTTTTAAATAAGACAAGTGGCTTATAGTTTTTATCAATAAGTTTTTTAGTTTCTTGTGCAATTAATTCATTTCTAGCTTTATGTTCTACTATAAAATCTTTATATATTGTTGGATACTTTCCAGTGCATTTCATATGTGGTGATTCAATGAATTTAATATAAGGCTGCACTAAAACTTTCTTTTTTATAAGTTCTGACGCTGCAATATCTATCATTTTAGGACCAAGCAAACCCTCTATAAGAAGATCTGTATTATCCTCTCTAAAAGGTGTTCCACTAAGACCAAACATATGTTCTGGATTAATAGCCTTGTGTATACTTCTTAGAGTAGAAGTAGTTGCAATATGACATTCATCTAAGATATGAAGCTTTGCTTCTTTTAATGCAGTAATAACCTTATATTTGTCAGACTCTTTAAAAGCCTCTTCGTCAATTTCATCATCCACAACCAAATCACTTAGCTTAATGTCCAGGGCACGACCAATAGTCCAAATAGAAGCAATGTTTATTCTCTGAATGTCACAAACACCATTACCTATGTATCCTATTTTCTCTTCAAACAAAGCAGAAAATGTTTCATGAAATTGATTTAACAAATCTAAACCAATAACATAAACCATTGTTGGCTTGTTAAAGTTAGCTGTCATTAACGCTCCAATTAAAGTTTTACCAGAACCTGTAGCAGCTCTAATAATTCCCAAATTGTTTTGATTACATAATTCTACTACTTTTAATTGATAGTCTCTAGGAGTCCAACCAACTGCAGCCAAACCTTTAGAAATATCCAATGGTTTGTATAATTCAATTTCTTTAGAATCATCTATTAAATGATATTGGATGTTGTTTTGAGCAAGCCAATCCTTGACTTTAGATAATAAACCTATAGGAAATTGTTTTTTTGCATTTATCATGTAGGTTATTCCATCCCAATTACCAGATTTGAAAGCTGAACTATATTCAACTCCAGTAAATCTAAAAGACAGAAAATGAGTTAGACGATCGAACATTATAGGATCATCTAACTCAACTTTTGCAACCTTATGATCTAAGATTGTAATTTTATTCATTTTCTTTTATCGGTAACCCTTCCCATAAACTTACCAAAAGAAGAGTTTTTTGCAACGATTTTATCTTTAACTTTTTGTGCTTCTGATACTGTAGAATTTTTGCCAGTATCCAAATGTAAAGATAAGTTTCTAGTTTCATCTTTTGACTTGGCTTGTGCAAAAGAAGATGCTACTTCTTTCTTAAGAGCATCTAATCTGCTTGTTGGTAATCCAAGCCCGCTAAAGCAAGAATATACCTTAACATCATCATCTACATCGTTTGTTACATAAACTCCACGGAAAACTGTTTTTGTTCCTGGAACTTTTTCTTGAACTAACGAATTAGCAAAAGTTAAAGCACGTTGTGGTATTTTTTCTAAAACTTTTTCATTAGCTGCTACAATCCAACCAGCATATTTAGCTTGGGTTAAATCAAAACCTTCAGCCAATAAATTGTTAGAAAGATTGTTTAATACAGCTTCGGCAATAGAAGTTTCATCTTCATAGTTAGTAACTACAAGACTGCCGAAAATAGTTAAGCCTTCGCCATCAATCAATAGCTTTGCCCACTCAGTGCTATCTAAAGCCTTAACAGGTGAATCTTCTGCGCTCAAGGTATTGAATTTATCGATTGGTTCAACGATAACTTCGTTTGCTAATTCAAAAAACTTTAATTGACTAACTTCTGAATAAATTGATTCGATTTTTGCATTATCCACTACAATAATAGATTGTACTCTTCTATCTTGGATATGTTTTGCAATCTTTGCTAGCGTTTCTAATGAGTTCGACTTAGTTTGACCGTCATCTGAATCCATTGGTAGGACGGCAATAACTACAATGGGCTTGCCTTGCGCCTGTAAGACCTCTATCATAGTATCTACAGAGCCGGCGCCAGAACCACCACCCAATGATAAACATAAGATATTAACATGAGAGTCTTCTAGATGTTTGGTAATCAAATCATTTATTTCATTTCTGTGTGATTCTGCAGCTTCTCTACCGATGTCTAATTCTTTAGCAGCTCCACCCAAACCATATTGAAGTAATAATTTTCTTTCTTCTGGTAGTTTGATATGAGCAAGGTCTTGTTGAGCTGTGTTAAATACAACCGTCTCATAACCTAATTCATGGAACTTTTCAGCGACTCTTGAGCCTGCTTGACCAGTGCCAACGATTCCAAAATTCATGCTTCTTTTGCGGGTTTCTACGATTGTTACAGGCATCTTTTTTCCTAGTTTCTGTTTCAGTAATTCCAGCTCATCTGGTGGTAAATTGTCTAAATCATTAACGATTTCAGTCATTGATTTTACTCCTGCTCATTTTGTTGTATTTTAAGTGCGTCTAACTCTTCTGGATATTTTTCCAGATCTTTTAAGTAAACAGCTACTTTATTTGCTATTTTTAATTTATCTAGTTTTGGCGCTGCCCAAATTTTCTTTTCATGTAAGAAATCTAAACTTACCATTGCTCTTACTGTTGCTTCTGATTCAACCAAATCTAAAGAAACAAATGCAACATATTGGCTTGGTGATATTCTATCAAATATTTCTTTATCATATGACCTAGATTTACCATCGCCAAATTGAAAAATCCAAGAAACTCCATATTTTTCGCCAACTTTAAGATCTTGAGTTTTGATATGAAGATTCATTCCTTCACCCTTCAAATCAAAATCCCATGATTTTTCTTTTGCTTTATATATCTTAAAATCAGGCTCTGTTATATCTTTTATTTGATTTTTTAATATTTGATATACAGCAATTTCACCAAGCTTACCAATATACGAATCTTTTACTCGTTTTTCAGAGTTAAATTGGTTTCTAGTAGCATAAAAAGAAGTATCTACCTCTTCAGAAAATTTCTTACATTTATCTAAGTCTTCTTGTTCAAATTTATATTTTATCATCTAAGGAACCATTGATTATTTCCGTACCAATTAACTGCACGCTCTAATTGTTTTTTAAATGATGCACTTGGCTTCCAACCCAATGCAACGAGCTTAGCATTGTCTATAGCGTAACGAAAATCATGTCCGGGACGATCTTGCACGAAACGTATTAAATCATGACCTTTATTAAGAAATCCAGTAACTAAATGAAACATCTCCAAATTTGAGATTTCCCACCCCGTCGATATATTAAATGTTTCGTTTGTTTTATCACTATCCAATATCTTTAAGATTGCCGCTACATGATCTTCTGCTGATATCCATTCCCTAACATTCATGCCTGTGCCATAAATCGGCATAACTTCGCTAGCCGAAACATTTTTAATTATTTTAGGTATCAAATTTCTAGTAGATTGTCTTATTCCAAAATTATTACAACTTCTTGTAATTATATAATTTAACCCAAAAGTATTATGGCAAGCTCTAACTAAATGTTCCGCTCCTAACTTACTAGCAGAATATGGATTTCTTGGGTTAGTTTTATCTTCTTCAGTCCAAGGTTTATCGCCATCATTTAAATGACCATATACTTCATCTGTTGATACTTGAACAAATTTTTCTATTTTATTTTTAACAGCTAAATCTAATAATACTTGAGTGCCTTTTACGTTTACATCTATTATATTTAATGGATTTTCAATGGATTGATCCACATGTGTTTCAGCTGCAAAATTAATAACTATATGTGGTTTTTCTAACTCAAAAACATTTTTCATAAAATGAAAATCAGAAATATCACCCATATAAAAATTATGATCTTTATTTATATAAAGATTATTTTTTGAGTGTTGATATACTAATTTATCTACACTTGATATTTGGTATGGTAGTTTGTTATAAGTTGCATATCTAACAAAATTAGAACCTATAAAACCACAAGAACCTGTAATTAATATCTTCTTCATTTTAATTTCTTTTCTTGTTGTGCCAATTCAAGATCGTAATTCAACATTCTATCTACCAATCCTTCAAATGAGATTTTTGGCTCCCAACCCAAAGCTTTATTTATCTTTGTATAATCTCCTTGAAGAGCATCTACTTCTCTTGGTCTTAATAGTTTAGGATCAAAATCTACATAATCTTTAAAAGATAATCCCAACTTATCAAAAACTAAATTAGCAAATTCTTCAACCGAATGCATGTCTTTGCCAGAAATACAATAATCATCTGAAGTTTCTGCATTACCCATCAACTCCAAAGCTTCGCAAGCATCCCAACAATGCATCCAGGTTCTTTTTGCTTGTAAATTTCCAAGATATAACTTGTCTTGTAATCCTAACTTAATTCTGGTAGCAGCTCTTGTTATTTTTCTAGTAACAAATGTTTCACCTCGTCGTTCTGACTCTTTATTGAAAACAATTGCATTAGATGCTTTCAAACCATAAGATTCTCTATAATTAATAGTTGAATAATATCCCATGACTTTAGCACATGCATAAATGGAACATGGCTGAAACAATGTAGCTTCAGATTGTGGCGGCGGTGAAGAACCAAACATTTCTGAAGAAGCAAGATTAATAAAATGAGTTTCCGGACTATATTTTCTGACTGATTCCAATAATCGAACAGTTGCTACACCAGTTACATCTGCTGTATATACAGGTATATCAAAAGATACTCTGACGTGAGATTGGGCACCACAATGAATAAGTACATCAGGTTGTACAGATTTAACAAGCTCATCCATAGATGATTGATCTGCCAAATCACCAAAGGATAGTTTAATTTTAGAAAAGATGTGGTCTATTCTTTGTGTATTAAAGTTAGAAGCTCTTCTAACCATTCCATAAACTTCCCAGCCACGTTCTAAATACAAATCAGCTAAAAAACTACCTGTCTGTCCCGTAATTCCTGTTATTAATACTTTTTTCATCTATTATCTTTCTTTAATTTATTATCAATAATTGATCTGTTTATTCGTTCCGTTTCTCTTTCAACATTTTCAACGGCTCGACTGAGCAAATCATAATACTCTTCTAATGACAAATGAAGATATATCGCCATTTCTTCATCGGATTTGTTTTGAATTTCAGAAAGTGTTTTGTCTAAATTAAGTATCCAATGGTCATCAGGCAAACTTTCTATTATTGGTATACAACCTCTATGATCATCTTCTTTACTCATGATTCTACTATTTAGAGTGATTTGTTTAGTACTTCAATAAGATCTATCAAAGATTTATTTGTTTCTGGATTAGGCTTAGATTGATTTATTATCTCTGAATATTTAGCAATTATTTCTTTAGCTTCTTTAATGCTTAGTGGTGGTTGACCTGCTGTGGTAACTTCGCCTGGTTGTGATACAACTTCGTTTTGTGAAGGTGATGATTGATTATTAAACAGATTTTGTAATGAAGAACTAATGTCTTTATTAGTTGGTTGAACTTCTGTTGTTTTTTCAGTAACATTATGATTAAAATTGATACATTTTTCTAATTTTTCAACAATTGATTCTTTATTATTAATAATAATATTATACATTGTATTTATATTATCAACTGATGGAAACTTTAATACATTAAGATATAATCCTAACTCACTTTTAATAAAAATCCAAAATTTATTAGCATTATCAGGTATAGATTTAATTGCCTCTAAATCATTGTGTTTTTTAATGAAACACAATATTAAATTATATGATATTTCCATTAATTCTCTTGATTTATAGATTTTATCAAGATTACCTTGATGTAAGATTTTTTTTAATTCATTTAAGTATAAATAAAATAAATCATTAGCATTCATATTTTTAATATTTTTAATTTCATTTTCCCCAAATAAAACGCTAGAGAAATCATCTTCTATTTCTTTGTTTATTTTTTTAAATCCACCTTGATTAGTCATCATTTGGTTTAGTGACTTTTGTTGTTGAGCAGGTAGATCAGTCTTGGTATTTTTACCCATTGCTTCTAAAAAATCAAGATCTTTTAACATATCTTTAGTATCTACGCTAAAATATGTTCCTGGAATGGACATAGATTCTATGTTTGAACAAATATCAGTAGATAGATCTGATTCTTGTAAAGAATCATCTTCTGTTATTTCTCCTAAATCTTCACCTTCACTAGATTCTTGATCGCTGGGTTGAGGTTCTTTCACTTTTGAAAACAATTCTTTTATTTTATAGATAGCTTCTTTTACACTATTTGCATAAATACTACCTGTTTTTTGTAATGAATCTGCTGATTCAGTCCCTGCATTTTCTGTATTTGATTCTTTTTCTACTCTCTTGAACAAGCCATCAAATGTTCTGTGTTTTTTTTGAGCAAATAATTTTTCAATTTCTATTTTTGCTTCTTCTTCTTTTGTTAAAATTGAAGTGATTTCTTCAGGTGTAAATCCAGCATCAAGTAAATAACTCTGTTTCATGAGAGTAGGTACTAAGTGTTCAAGTTGCAAAGCAAATTGTTTATTAATATCAAATTCTCTTTCAGTAAATATTTCATATTTTGACAACATTTCTTCTGATGTCATTTTAATGGAATCAAACTCTTTCAATAAAGTATTTTTAAACTTATTTAAAATAAATAATCTTAATTCTAAAGAATGCTTCTCTTTAAATAAAGAGAATAACTTATCTTTTTGGCTTTCGTCTTTTGATGAAAACAATTCAAGTTCTTCTTTTATTTTAATAGGAATAACTGTTTGTTCAAAATCTAATTTTGCTAAAAATTCAACTAATTTATTGTAAATATTAATTGCATCAATTGGGCTTAATTCTTTTTTTAATTCTGATTTTTTATCCATATTTTTATCCATTTACTTCAATTAAACATTTTATTACTTGAAAAATCTCTTCATCTGCTATATCAGGAAAACTTGGGAGAATAACACATTCTTCATTTAAAGTTTGAGCAACGGTTTCTTTCCAAAGCAATACATCTTTTCTATCTTTAGTAAAAGAACTAGATAGTGGGAAAAACATTTGCCGACACTCTACTCCATTATTTAAAAATATTTTTTCTATTTCTTTATATTTTTTCCCCAAAATTCTAACACCAAACATCCAATGAGAATGAACAGTATCTTCTTCTATTTTTTGAGGCAAAATATTTTCTAAATTTCTACAATATCTTCTATATAAACCAAATAATCTTTTTTTCTTAGATAAAATCTCATCTAGGCTATTTAATTGCGAAGCTATTACTGCAGCTTGTAAATTAGTTGCTCTATAATTAAAACCCAAAACTGGATGTTGATACCTCTTGCCTAATAAGAATGATAGACTCTGTATTTCTTGTCCATTATCATCTAGTGGCAAACTAGATAACGCCATCCCCTGCCCCCAAATACACTTTATATAATGATATACTTCTGTATCATTGGTACAAAAAACTCCAAACTCACCACTAGTTATGGTTTTATTTCCAAATCCAGAAATACTACTAGCCAATCCAATAGATGCACTATTAATTCCTTCATGAGATCCAGTAAATCCCTCACAGTTATCTACAACAAAGACTGCATTGGGATATTTTCTTTGAAGCTTAGGAACATTAATTATGTTTCCAATATTATGAACTATTAAAATAGCAACTTTTTTAAGTCCATTATTGGAAATTTTATTGTATTGATAATCTAACTCTTGTAAAGAATAATTCCAGGTATTAATATCAGCATCAACAGAATGACAAATATAATTTCCATCTTGAATAAATGCATTAATTGCTGCAATGTAAACATTATTGGGAATAATAATGTCTGTAATTTCCGGATGCTTAAACTTTAAAGCTAATGCTACTAAATGAGTGGCACTACTTCCATTATTACATAATAATACGTGCTTAACATCTAATACTTTTTTTAATTTCTCAGATGTAATCTTGAAAAAATCACCAGCATAGGTTAACCAAGTACTGTCAATAACTTGACTTAAATATTCTTTTATTTCTTCTTTATTTAAAGATGGTTTATATACTGGTATCATTGTAGCTTATAATATTTGTTTCTAAATTCACTTATAACCTGCTCTTCAATCCTAGACATTTCATAATCAGCTATCGAGCTAACATGTATTATATTTTTGCCTTCAATGACATAAATTTCCAATTCTTTTTCCCAATAAATCAGAACTGGCTTTTCATCTATAAATAAAAAACCAGAAATTCCATTAAAAAAGGAATTGAAATTAAACTTATTGTACAAGTGGTTCATTAATAAATTTTATGAGGGTCGAAAGAATGACCTTCTTTTTTACCAGCAATACGCTCATCGATAATTGATTCTAATTGTTTATCAATTGCAAACATATATTGATTTCGGGTAACATTCAAGTCACACGCCTTTTTAAAGGTTGTATAAAGCTTCATCATCTGTTCATCTGATGAATATGCTTCTTTGAATTCTTCAAAAGTCATTTTTCTAATCTCATAAAGATTAGATTGGACATCATATAGTTTTGTATCTGTTGTTATTAATTTATCTATTAATTCTGCTAAAGTACTCATGCCTCATTATATATCATAGGAGTGTGTCATGTACCCTATAATTTCTTGAACCAAAATTTCAGGATTTTCCCAACCTTCACGACATTCTTTAAAAAATACATTTTTAGGTCTATGCAATATAGAGCCCAAATCTCCATGCCATAAACCTAAACAAATTGTTGGAGATTTGCATAAAAATGATAAATATAAAAGACCAGATTCACAAGTTATAACCAACTTAGATTTTTTCATTAATTCTACATCAGAATCAACATTAACATAATCATATGAATAATAATCAGCTCCTAAAAGTGGAAAGGTAGAATCTTTAGCTCCACATATTCCAACTGAATAACCTAAATCTTTTAATCTATAAATAAGAGCTTGCCAAATTTCTGGTTTCCAATTCCTTAATGGATCTACTTTTCTATGTCTTGGAGTTAAGACAATATCAACCTTTAAATTATTATCAAATCTATTATTTAACTCTGGAGCAAACTCAGCAAGAGAAAGTTTTTCTTCCCATGAAGTTTCTAAAGGAGAACAAAAATGAATTTGGTCTGTAGAAAGATTAAAGTCAGTTAATATTTTAAATTTTAACCAATCTTCATCTTTAGTAACTACTACGCCTGCCTTTTTATCATCTGGAACATCTGACCAATCATAAAAGAATTTAGTTGCACTAGGAAACAATACTTCATGTCCAGGTTTACAAAAGACCCACTTATTAGAATGATTAAATCCATGAACTCTTTTCACAAAGTTCATTAGATACCACCCAAACTCGCCCCTAAATGGTAAAAAACAAACCGTCTCCTTGTCAATCTTATATTGACCATACCCTAAAACTTTATCTCTTCTATCTTGATTAAAGCTAAAGTTCATGTTTCTAAAGCAGGAGATGGCAACATTAATTTAGCAGGAGTACCAACGTAAGTACCTGCAGAAACTAAATCTTTAGTAATAGTGGCAGATGCACCTACAATAACTCTACTACATATATTTAAATTTTCTAAGGCACAAGCATGTGTTCCAAAGTATACCTCCGAACCTATATTACAACCACCTGAGATTGCAACTTGTGGTGCTGTTGTAAAAAAATCTCCAGTAGTTACATCATGTCCAATAGTAGTTGCTAAATTAATTTGAGAAAAATTACCCAAATTAACATTACAGGTAATAATACTATTTGCACAAATAACTGAACCTCTTCCAATAATAGAATATAATCCTACATGAACAGATGGATGAATTAATGTAGTAAATTTAGTATTAGTATTACTTAAATTTTTAACTATTTTTTTTCTCAAATCTGGTGACCCAACGGCTATCACTGCTGAATGCATTTGTGGATCAAAATAATTAATGGTATAGACTGGTATTCCTAATACATCTTCTTTTTCTTTAACATCTATAAAGGCAGCTACATCAAAACCACACTCATTAGCTAACCAAGCAACTTCTTTAGCAAATCCACCAGCTCCAAAAATACATAACTTCATAATTTCTCCAAAACTTTAGTAATAATTTGCTCAGCTTCTATTTCTGATGCCGTATTGCTATTTAATATTTTAGCCTTATAATCAATTATATCATGGAATTTATCACCTAACCAAAATTGTTTTTTAGGAATTAGATTACTAAAACAAATATATTGAGTTTCTCTATTAAACAAATTATCTTGATTAAATGCAAATGTAAAGCTTCCACTAGCCCTACCAATTATCACATCACACATAGATGAAATATATGCATTTTCATTTAAATCATTATCTTTTATATTAATTATTTTAGAACTAAATTCGGCATTATATAAAAATGGTAAATTACTATCATTGTCAGAGATTACAAAATATAGATCTGGGAATTTTTTAGATAAATTTGCAATTATATTGGTGAAATTAAAGTTATTACTTTGTCCTGATAATGCCAATCCGTTTTGAATAAAAACTTTTTTTTGTTTAATATTACTTAAAAATTGCTTAGCACTATTAATTTCAAATCTATCATAATTAATCTTAGGGAAAAAATTAACAGGGTTAGAATCAACATCAGCCAATGAAAATTTCCACAATGTTTTCGTTAAATCATCAAATAAATCATATAAAGTATCAAATGTAATTCCATAATTATTCATATACTTATTGTAATTTGAAGCATACCAAGTATTAATAAAATACGCATTATCTTTATCTTCAAATAATTTATATTGATGAGCTATTTTAAAAAAAATATTATCAGAAGATACAAGCGGTGTTAAATCTCTTAATAATTTCTGAGAATTTCTATGAGAATAGAAAAAATTTGAGTGTAACCTATTATTCAATAGATAATAAGAAATTTTCTCAATAAAAGTTCTAGATAAATGAATATCTCCATTATGGAAATGATTATAAAATATAATATTCATGGTACTTCTTCAAGATATCTTGTATCAATTGATTTGTATGGTCCTGGTACAACTAATTTATCATTATATGTATAGTTTCTAACATTAGAAGTGTGTACATGAATTGATTTTAATGTTTTTGAAGGATTAAATACACTATAGCCACCTTGGGCTAGCTCATAAGCCAAACGATTATCACAACCCCTATAGCCCATATAAAAATCAGAATAAACATTTCTAATCTTACCCCTAAAGACCCAAGCATCTTGACTATCTGGTCGATCAAAAAACTTCAAAGTACCATCATTTTGCAAATCCCATCTTGATAATGCAAAGGCTTGATCATCTTTAATTTTTTCAGATAGTAAAATTTCGGATTCAAAATAAACATCAGAATTGCAAACAATATTAACATCATCTGGATTTGTTATTTTATTCAGATAGTCAAAATATTCACAAAACTTAACTCTTGTTTGAGATTCTAAAACAATAAAGTTAACATTAGATAATATTGAGTTTTTATAAAAACAATAATCTATTTCTTTTCTTCTGTCTTGGTTTGAATCTTTATAATATGAAGTAATTAAATTAATCATGTGAAAATCCTAATAGTCTTAATAACTCTATTACTCTAGACTTGTATGTATGTTGGCTTTGAACTTTTTTAGCTCCAGCCTGTCCAATTCTATTTGCTTGGTCCATGTTTGATTTGCACCACTCTACCATTGAAACAATTTCTTCAAAAGTAGATGCCATTATTATATCACAATTGTTTGAAAAATAACTTTGATAATCTGGAAAGTTATAAGAAATTGTTGGTCGACCCGAAGCCAAACAAGTCAATAATCTATCTGAAAAATAATGAGAAATATCATTGTAATTACTCATACTAAAAATAGATAAAGATGAATTGTAGACATTATTAACTTCTGAGCCTGAAATTGGCTTGGCTTTGAGGTCTGGTCTATATCCAGACCCAAACACTCCAAATCTATCACCAAAATAAGATTTTAATTTTACTATTAAATCATAACGTTTTTGAGTATCAACAAATAACCCTGGAGGATATGCATTTCCTGCAAACACAAGATCATAAGTGAAATTGCTTTGATTTTTGGGAAAGAATATTTTTGGATCATATCCTATTTGCCAATATCTAACATTTTGACAGCCTGCTTGCTGGTATAATGGAATTTGTCCAACAGATGAAATGAAAGTAAAATCTACCGCCGGAGCAATCTTTAATATTTCAGCTGAAGCTGTGTTTCTTACATCTCCAGACCAGTTGGTAAAAATAACATTCTTATTAACTTGTTTGCGAGCTTCCATAATAGCAGATGGTTCAATAATATCTGTCATCTGTAACTGCATGTGAACTAAATCTGGTTGAAATTCTTTAACTGCTTTAATAAAAGATTCATTAACAAAATTCTTATTTCTTTTTGATTCAAATAATCCATAATAATCAAAAATACTTAAGTTAATATTTGGAATTGAATTAAAAGCATCATACATTCCTGTTTGTGGATTTCCTGCATTTAAAGGCAAATATAAAACTTTAATCATTCAAATCTCCAATTATTTTTTTAATATTTTCTATAACTTTTAAATTATAATTCCAATTGACATCTTTTTTAATTGGATTTATTAAATCTGATACAATTAATGATTTGTTTATCTCATCATTTGTGGTTATATTTAAAATCTTAGCCTTATCAACATAATTGCAATTATTAGTAACAACACTACATCCTAAATTCAAAGCCAAATCAATCCAAGAAGACTTATATTGTAAACAAGAATTAAAATCTAAATAGCCACTACTATTAGCTAACAAAGATACTAAATTAAAATATGATTCATGTTCTGAAAACTTATTAATGAATCTTGGGACATTTATATTACTTCCAACAATATACAGTGGTGGTAAACTTTCATCCCACATTTTAACTATTTTGGAAGTAAATGCTGGATGTTTTTCAATGTAAACCCAATACTTTTTAGGATTAAATTGAATATTTCTTGGAATAAATCTTAATTTCTCACCAACTCTAATTCCAATATTTTTACCTTTAAGTGAATGTTTTAAAATAAACGCATTTCTAATGCTTGGTGTAATTATAGTTCTACAATTGGATAGCTTGTCAATATCATGAGCTGATAAATTAATATTAGATGCCCATTCTTCTAAAAATATTCTATCACTTGATTTAATCTCACCAAGCTTAGTAAATGCTAAATCTGATTGGCTGGCTTTATCAAATTCTTCAAACTGATTATAAAAATCAATAACTCTAGAATCATGAGTTTGATTTAAAATACTTGCAACATATTGAGAAGAATTAAATGTTTGAGGGTAAAAATTAAAAGGCAATGATTCTATTTTTTCTAGATTTTCTTTAAAAAACAAAGAGGCTTTTCTATTTGAATTTTTAATTGAATCATCAAAGTTTGAACTTTCTGTAATAGGAATATCAAACTTAAACCCAAATAATGAATTATTAGAAATTACAGCTGTCTTTTGATTCTGCGGTAATTTATTCAACAAAGAACTTATTATCATAATTCTGGAAATTATGACTTCGCCAGTTGCATCTGATGGCGATATTAGATGTAACTTAAATTGTTCTTCTGGATAAGACTTATTACCTATTTTTAAATCGGCACTTCTGTCTGCTTGTGTTGAATCAAAGTTTAATAACTTATTGTCTTGCACAATTCCTGCTGAAGAAAATCCTACTTTAATCTTACCATTGCCACTTAATTTTTTACCGTTAATCACAACTAAATAATAATGATTTGGTTCTAAATCAGAAATATTTAAACAAAAATTTCCGCCCGGCTTAATTCCTATATAAGATTGATTGCCTGACTCAATAAACTTAACGGTTTTATCTTTAAGCATTGCGAAATTTTTTCTACTAATGCCATTAATAGAATGAGAATCATAAATAACCTTATCTTTATAAGATTTTATATCTTCTATATTATTCTTTATTGAATTGATTGTATTATAAGTAACAGGAACATCAATTGGTTTGCTTGGAGAAATGATTGGTGTTGGAGGTTCTCTGTTTATAAACAGAGGCTCTTGTACATTTTCCGTATTTATAACTAACTCATTAATTTCACATTTATATTTGAAAAATAATTTATTATCTCTTATGCTAGTTGTATCGCTTGGTGTTGTTTTAATTAGTTCTATGGAGCTGGCTGGTTCAAGATAGCCACCTTCTAGTGCAATTAATTTATTATTAAGTATTTTAATACCACCAAAAGATTTACATCTTTTTATTATATTTTTCCAATTTTTTGCCACTTCATCATCCATTTCAAAAGATAAACCAAAAAGAGAAACCTCACCAATACTATCAGGTGTTCTATGAATTTCCAAAGTAGAATTTTCATTACAATCAATACAATATAATTCTGATATTTTTGAAATAATTGATTTCTCTTTTGGATTAGCAGAACAAGAATCATTAATCACAACTTTACCATTACCTGAAATTCTTCTAAAGAAAAGATTTATCTTTCCATTAATGAACGAATTAATAACAATTTTCCCTTGTTTTGCTTCAAGCACAAATCCATTAGAATATTTAGTAGCTGCCACTACTTTAACAAGAGATTTCAAATCATTATCGGTTACTTCAAATAGCATTTATATCTTTTATAAGGTTTGTAGAAAACGACATGTATAATGGTTTTGTTTTTGATAAATACTCCCTGCAGATTTTAAAGAATTTTTCTTTATGAGTATCATGTTCTTTTGTTTTAAATTCTCGATACTCACCAACATCTGCTTGCCCTTCACCCAAATGAACACCATTCTCTACAATATATCCAAGCTTCATTCCAAGAACACGAACTCTAAAACCCCAATCAGAATCTTCTAAACCATAAAAAGGACTATAATCTTTGTTATTAAAATAACCCAACATTTTTGCCAAACTTCTACTAAAAACAGTACAAGCCGTGCCCAAATTTCCTTCTCTTTTATATTGAATATTGCATTTATTTATAGACAATATTGGATAAGTAACTGGTTCAAAATTTACACCAATCATTCCATATATTTTATTGTTTTCTAATGCTATCATGCATTTGTTTAACCAATCATCAGGAATATTAATATCATTATCAATTGTGGATAAGTATTTGGTATCTAGCTTATTGATTGCATAAAATAAAGCTTGATTCCTGGCAGTTGCAATTCCTAAATTTTCTTTATTTTTAATTAAAATTAAATTGAAAACTATTTTTTGTAATTCTTTGTCTTTTTCTAAAGAATCTAAATATAAAACTGTTTCATCAGTAGATTTATTATCTACAATTACTAAGTTAATAATGTTTTTAGTATTTTCTTTTAAAGATTCTATGGTTTTTTTAGTTAAATCTAATCTATTGAATGTTACCATCATTATAGTCACTTCTGCTGGGTTTTCAGACAATTGGTGACTTGTAAAAAAAGTATCCATGAAATTTACCTATAAAAATTAATACAATCTTGATATTGAAAGTAATTTACGAAATTACATTGCGATTTATCTATATCAAATTTTTCGCAAAATTGCGTAGCACTTTTCTTTGGAAAGATATTTTCTTTCAAATAAGTATGAGGCTGTTTCTGTAAACAAAAAAACACCCAGTATAAACTAAAATTATTGGTTATTATTTTTTTATAATTAATCATCAAATATATTAATCTAAAAAGATTATATTTAATGCTAAACTTTGAATTTAAGTCACTATAATCTGTTTTAAGAACCACCACATGCTTATAAGTACTTAATGATGTTAAAATATACTTATAATTGTAATTGATATTTGGTTTTTCTGGTAAAAACAAAATTACAGGATCCTTCTGTAAGATATACTTATTTAGATTTAACCAATTATCAAAACTAACATCATAATCTTTTGGTTCTGGGAAAAGTCTAAAAGATGTTTTATATGAATTGTAATTATCTATACATAAACTATTTAATATAGTTATTTCTAAATTAGATTTGTTCATTTTAACTGGAATTCCGAGTTCATCAGTAAAACATTTTATTTGATATAATGGATTATAAAATATATTTCCATCTAAATCATGAAATATTGGGCAAGGATATCTTTTAAGAACATCAGGCGTAAAATTATGTTCTTCTACAACTTTAGCCAATCCTTGCCATCTAACCAATTCATAATATTCTGGATTACCAATAAAAAATAACTTCTTGTCAGGATAATTTTTCTTATAAAATTCAAACAAGAATAAAGAGAAATAAACTTGAGACAAAGTCCCAAAATTAATTAAATAAATATTATTACCAAAAGCCTCATAAGATTCTTTTGGAATAATATGAGGCTTAAGATATTTATCTTTTTCCCAAATAATAGGTGAAAAAGGATAAATTATTTTCATACATTTAAGTGTTTTGGATTTTTAAGATAATCATCATGATCTAACTTATATTTTCCGAACCACTTCTTCTTGAAAAGATCTACGTTAGGTCCCATAAACATTTTATTCACTGGATTTTTTTTCAATGAAGCGCTTTCTTCATGGAATATTTTTGTTTTTCCACAATAAGATATTTTATGTCCCATATCTTTTATTTTTAAACACAAATCAATATCTTCAAAAGCCCAATGAAATCTTTCATCCATACCGTCCACTTCCAAAAAAGCAGAAAAATTTACAAGACAAACAGCTGCCGTTACGGCTTGGAAAAACTTATTAGATTCAGTTTCTTCTGATGTGGTTTCCTGATGTCTATAATGATATGGCATGTTGCCATACTTGGGACTAAAAATAACTCCTGCATGTTGTAATTTATCAGTTCCATTATAAAGTAACCTACATCCTACCATCGCTGAATTAGATGTCTTATAAAGATTAACCATTTCAGTTAAAGAATTTTCTTCTGGAAATTCAATGTCGTTATTCATAAATAATAATGTATCAAACTTAGGAACTAAATCTTTAAAAGAAATGAAACTTTCAGTAGTAATATTTACTTTACATCTGTCACTTAGTGCCATTTTTGCCAATGAATTTACACCCTGGGCAAAATTATTTCTATTATGATCGACAAATAAAGCTTTAACTTTCTTGCCACTTTCCATAAGTTCTTTAATAAATTCCACCGAACCATCTTTAGAACCATTATCTCTAATAAACCAACAATATTCTTCACCAGTTTGTTCTAAGTTTGCAAGTAAGCCAGGAGCTAATCTTTCTAACTTATCTTTACCGTTCCAATTTAAAGTCAAAACATGAATCATATTAATTTGCCTTTCCACTTTGCCGTAAATATTGGCTTTGCATGCATATATAACTGAGATAATCCTACTTTGGCACTTGTTTGCTTCCCAAAATGATGTACTGGTACTGCTTGAACCATCATTGGAATTTGTAATTGGGCTGCGCGCAAACCCATGTCAGTATCTTCAAAATAAGCAATACCAAATTCTTCGGAAAATGGTCCTACATAATTGTTAATTTTTAACTTATCAAATATTGATTTCTTACCAAGCAAACACCAACCCGATAAATAGAAATTACCATTAACAACTTCATCAGTTTCTGTTATGAAGTTTCCATTTTTATCTACAATCCCACCATTAGGACTAATTAATCCATCACCAACACTTTCAAGTAAATTATCTGTCCAATTTTCATGATTAGATTTTACTTTAATATCATTATTTAAAAACAATACATACTCTGCGTTTGAACAGTCATAGCCGGAATTACAAGCACATGCAAAACCTGTATTTTTTTTGAGTTTTAAATAAATAAGTCTATGATGATTATTTGTTTCATCTAACTTAAAATTTTGTAAATATTCACTAGTCGCATCCGTAGAACCATTATCAACAATTATTATTTCATGGGGTTCTTTTAGTTTTAATAAATCATTAATGCAAGATTTAGTAAATCCAAAATTATTAAATACAGGAATAACTATTGATAATTTTACTTTTTCAATAGTTCCTTTTTCAATCATAATATCAAAAAAATCATTTGAACTCATTTGCAATATCCTATTAATTGTTTAGTTACATTTTCCCAAGTATATTCATTTATTTTATGTTTCATTTTTTCTTGTTTACTTTGTAATATAGCATCATAATTATTTGCAACTTGTTTTAGTTTAAAGCTTACATCGTCAAAATCAGATTCAAACCAAACATTTTTAATATCACCCTGCCAATACAATGCCTCTCTATCTGCTTGTGTTGTTTTTCCATCAAACAAAATAGAATTATCATCATGACAAAAATCTAATTGACCACCATATCTGGGTACCATGACAACTTTATTAGCTGCAAAGCCTTCCAAAGCTGGCATAAAAAATGCCTCAGCTCTAGTTAAAGAATAAACAACATCACACGCATTATATAACTCAACCATGTTAGGTACAAAATCTGTAATTAATTTAATTTCTGGATGATTTTTATATTTCTTTTTTAAAGATGCTACTGTTTCATTAACAGAAATATCATGTCCACCAGGTTTTTTATTGGGAGCCTTTAAAATCAAAACTACATCATCATTTTTATCAAATGTTTTAAAGAAATATTCTACTGTATTTACAATATTCTTTCGTAAATGAGGTTGACCTAATGGAATTAAAAACTTTATTTTTTTATTGGTTGATATTTTATATTTATTTTTATTCTCAAAATCTTCTAAATTAATGCCGTGAGGTAATACTTTTATTTTATCCTCATTTGCTTTGCATTCAATAAAAGAATCTCGTGCAAAATTTGACGGAGGCAATAATAAATCACAAGCACTATTTATATATTTAATTTGTTCAGCTGGTATTATAGGAAATTCATAACACCAAATTCCAAATCTATTTTTAGCGCCATAATTTAAAAATTTTGGCATATTATGTGGTATTGTATATGATAATTGCATATCATATAACTTATCAGGAGTTATTTTGATATGTTTTTTTAATTCTTTTGAAATAAAAGCTTCTTTAATGCCATCTGTAGAAACCAAATCTACAGAATGATTTTTAATCAATTGTTTGGCAATGTTTTGAGCAACAATACTCCAACTATGGCATTTGCCAAACAAAAATTGTTGTATTTTGATTTTCATTAACCAAATCTATATCAGCTAGAAATTAATCCAGCTATAGATTCAGGCGGAATTATAAGATGTGTGTTGTTAAATCCAGCTTTCTTTAAATAAATATTAACTGAAATTTTTGTAATTAAAGTTTCTTTAATATTGTCCAAGTCAACATCGGAAACATTTAGTGTTAAAATTCCAGTAGAATTATCCATCTTTACACCAATGTTTGGATTATTAATTACGACATATTCGTAACTTGAATCATAGCCATCAACAACTTTATAAATGGATTGAATAGCAACTTCAAATTTCACTTTATTTAGCGCCAAATCTTCTGGTTGAACAGTTGAACAATCATAGTATTTAGCAGCAGGATACTCAGCAAACGTTTTGCCGTCACCCTTATCAACCAATAACTTCTCAAAAATGTTTATTTTAGATTCTGATAATTCTGTGATTGGTAAACGCAACTCAATTGTCTTAATCTCTAAATCTTGTTTATATAAAGTTCCATCAAGATTTAATAGAGCACCTTTATCAATAATGATATTGCCTGGAATTAAAGTATCATTTCTACCAGGTTCTACAGTTGGTACATCGGTAAATTGAGCAGAACATAATGAGGCTGCTGTTGTGCTACAAGAACGTTCAGTAAGAGAATCTGCATAGGTAAAACTAGCTTGTACATATCGAGCAGAGCTAGACAATAGCAATTGCCAAGGCTGCCAATATGGTTTTGGCGTTATTTGAAATGTTTTTGAAACAAATGGAACCACTGTTAAAGTTGAGTCTAGTTGTAAAATAGGAACGACATTACTTCCTTGATACAAAATTTCTTCGGTTGATAATTCTCCAGTCGAAATAGAACCCACTTGTCCATAGCCATCTAATCTAACATATCCATCTGTACAATCATAATAGCCATCAAATCTACCAGTTAATGGCTGTACTTCTAAACACATATGAGAGAATGAAGTACCCGCTGTAAATGAATTAACTAACTTGTTTACATAGCTTGTAATTGCATCAACATCATTTGAAGTTACATAACCATCATTATCAACGTCAGCTCTTAATAATTGTAAAACATCAATAGTACCATCATTAATTTTATTAACTGTACTTGAAAAATATAAACTTTCTCCTATTAATGATGTTGCTAATGTAATGTCCAGATCATCAATTTCGCCATCGCCATTAACATCACCATAACCATCTGTACAATATGTAGCTTTGACAATTTTGTATTTAAAGTTAGTATCTTTGTTTGGAGTTAATACACTTCCTACTAAATTTAAAGAGATTAGATCAGCATCTGGATTTAATATACAAAAATTATCTCCCCGTGCCAATCCTGGAATTGAATAAGTTTTTTCTAAGGTTGAATTTAATTTTGGATTAACATCTTTTACACAACCAACTATAAATGGATTGCTTGTTGTTTGTAATGTTGTTAATTCTGATTGAGAAATTAAACTTAATGCTGGATTATATTTATTTTTTGATTCAACATAATTTCCAGTTAATTGATCTTGTTCTTCAGATGTTAATTCTAATACGGCTTGAACTAATGCAATATTAACAGTGTTAAAACCAGTATCACTGAATGAATAATTTTTTTCTTCATTATCAACAATTGCAATGCTAGCTGATGAACTATCAACTATTTGTTTTGTTTTATCAATTTGAATTCCTGTACCAGAATCATAACCTTTTCCGGAAGTTATTTTAATTGCATCAGTCCAAACTTGATACCAAATAGAAGAATCTTCGACATCAACCCATTCTGTTCCAGAAAATACAGTTAATCTATTATAAACTGAATTGTTATTGCCAGTTCCTATGTAAATATTTCCAGTAGCAGCAGAGCCATTTCTTTGAATAGAAACGGCATAATATTTTCCTACCTCAACTCCACTAGCCTTACCAATTTTACTATCACTGAATACAAAATCAACTGGTTGCAATACATCTGTTAAAACATAACCATTTTCTTTAAGTGATGCTTGATTAAAAGAAACTTGTGCTAATGAAACTGGATTTGGATCAAAATCAATTGCTAAATCTGGAATAATATCAGCATCACACAGTACACTGGTTTGTAATTTATATACTGAAATTACAAGATCTCCTGACCAATCATATTTGTTTGCTTCTGCAGCACTATCATCTGATGATACAGACAATAACATAGTTATTTTTTGAATATTATCTGTATTTGCATAAAATTTCTCACCAATTTGAGAAGATACATCATTAGCTAAAAGTTCTTGATTGCTAATACCAGTAGTATTGATATTCAAACCATCAACTGAATATTCAGAACCAATGCCTTCTTGAATAACTTGTTCCAAAGTTAAAGATATAGTATATTTCTTAAAATCGCGCCAAAAAAAATCCGGCTCAACATCTTGAGCTATCATAATTGGGTCTCTAGATATTTGGAAAGATTTAGATTCTTTAATAACTATAGTTCCGCCCAAATTTCTAGAACAATTATCATTTCCTTTGAAATCATTAAAAAATAGAGATAAAACTTTAGCAAAATGTTTTGAAGTTACTTGAGTTTCATTAGTATAAAAATAAAACTTTTCTTGAATTAATTCTCCATTAAAATCAAGACCAACAATTGAAATTTTTACACTATGTCTACCAACAGCACTTGACTCAGACAATGTTATTTCAAGTTGATTTCCTAAATTAACATCTGTGGGTTGGACTAGTGGGCTAATACCACGTCCGTCGAAGGTATTAGAAGAAATATAACCAGTTTGAACTTCTGTTAATTCATCTGAGTTAAAAATTATATTATCTGTAAGAGATTCTAATAATACACCAGAGCCTATATGATTATCAATTACTGATTTGATTTTTCCATCATAGTAATCTTGCTCTACTTGCAATTCAGTTTGAGAGATTTGCAAAGAGTCTCGAAAATTATTTTTAATCAAAGAAACGTCTGGTCTTATAGTCATATTATTATGTTAGATAATTGAGCGTCATTTTAGATTTACTTGGCTTAAATGCCTTTAAAGCTGCTTCCAACATGTTTTTAGCAATGATGTCATTAGCTAGAACTTTAAAAGAATCAATTATGTTAATTTTGAAATTAAAAATTCCATAATATGGGTCATGAAGTAAGGTAAAATCAGTATTTTTTTCAAATATTTTGTTAAAATCTAATAAATAAGTTGTGTACAAGTCTTCAATAGATGGATAAATGATGTCTAAATTAGAACTATAATTTACATCCTTATATTGACCAGCAATCAAAAAGCCATTTTTAGCTTTATTACTAATTTTGAAATTATCAATTCTACAATGAGACTTACTTGCTTTTGCAAAATCAGAACCAATATAAAATTCATTAATTGAATCTTTAAAGTTAATATCATCAATTAATATAGAATTGTTAACTCCTACAAAGCCTTGACCGAATATAATGCTTTCGCTAAACAAGAAGCCTTGACCGAACCTTATAGTACCACGTTCTTCCCCATCAACAAAAAGTCTAATTTCATCTTTATTATCTTTTCTGTTGAATTTGAAAGTTGCTTTTATTCTATGCCAGCTATCTCTTTCCCAGAAAATAGGTTGACGAACTTCATATTCATAACCAGAAGCACTAACATAAAAGGTTATAAATCCATCTGAATCTTTAAAGATTGATAATCTATCACCATTCGTTCCATGTTGAATATAAGAAACTACAACATTTGTCTTTTGATATGGTAATTGTTTCTTTAAATTAATTGTTTTACCATCAGCCGCAATGGTTGCGCCATCAGAATACTCTACCTCTCCATTTTTAACCTTAACAGATAATATTTCTTTTATTTTTGTTGGTAGAATAATTGTTGCTTTGCTTGTACTTTGAATTTCTGTACTTAAAGAAGAGCTGGCATCAAAATAATATCTTCTTACTGGATCATTACCTGTATCATATTTTGGTGAAACCCAAAACTCAATAGTTCCTTCAGATTTTGTTGTTAAATATCCTTTATTTTCAATCACTAAAGGTTTATCATTTATAACTAAACATTTGTCAAATTTTTCATTGACTGAAAAATCAGATTGTAAATATTGCTTGCTTGAATTTACCCAAAAATCTGCCTTATTAACAAATGGTTTTTCATCAAAATTCAATAACAGTAATGTGTTTTTGTCTTTTTTGACTGGTCTTAGTTTAGTAAAATCTGTTGTAAAAGATTGTTTGGCACTTTCTCCAACACGAACATCTGAAAGCATTACATCTAGTATATGCAATTCATCAATAACTGCATTGGCTTGTTTTTCTTTATTGAAATCTGAACCTATATAAATTTGTTCCTGTCTAATTGGATCGAACTTCAAAGATAAATATGTTGAATAATCAAACAAATAATCTCCAGATGGTAAATTATAATTTTCATTAACTCCACCAGCTGTCTGGAAGTAAAAGTAACCATTTTGGAAACCAGATCTCGATAATGAAATGTTATAAATATCATAAATTCCACTGGTAAAAGCTGTTCCAGTTGGATTATCTAAAACAATTGTATTTGTATCACTTCTGGATTCTATATTGTATGTTCCAGCAACCGAACCTGGAGATGTTATTACTAAAGCTTGATCTATATTAGAATCAATAAAATATCCACTACTATCAACTACAGTTGTAGAACCATCTCCTTGCAATGAAGTTCCATGTTGTGTTTTATAAACAAATCTTAACACGGGATAGCTTGTATTTGCATCTGGATAAATCACAGAATAAGCTTCTTTTATTGAAACTACTACAGAGTTTTTTGATGTATTATATGGTTTACAAATTACTTGTGTTCCAGTAATTGTTTTGAATTTTAGAGCAGTTTTTTGTGTTCCTGCTTCGCTAAAAGTTAATGTTTCAAAGACTGGGACTCCATTTGTAGTACCATTAATAGTTACAGTTACAGGAGTTGTAAAATCAGTATTTCCACCAACAATAGTAACTTCTAAAGTTCGACCTTCAGTTGAATTTGTTGTTTGTTGACAAGTCAACATATTAGAAGTAAATACTCCTAGACTTAAGGTTGAATTTGTTGGTCCTATGCTTGTTTTGTTTAATATTATTTTATAAATATTAACTTCATCTAGATTTATAGGTGGTGGTAATTGTGTTTTAATTAAATTAGTAGAATTCCATAAATATGTATTCTCTCTAATTCTTCTAAAGTTTTTACCTAAAGTTCTGATAATTAATTGATCGCCAGTTAATGCATCTCCCAATACTTTCAAAGTATCTTGGTTGAATAAATTTTGACTTATTTCATAACCTGGAGTGTTTGCATTTAATCCTGCTAATTCAATCTCTTCACCGTTTCTTAACAAAGAAACTATAATGTTTTTATATAAAGATATTTGGGAACTGACTTGAACAGAATATGGATTAATTGTATATTTTGCATTTGTAATGGTTGATGGTACATTGGTTGTAAGAGCCAATTGTTGACCAGAAATTGAACCTATAATAAATTCACCTAAATTTTGATCTAATATTTCAATTTTATCACCGGGTGAAATATTAAATGCTGAAAAGTTTGTAACAGCAGTGACAATATTACTTCCCGCGGTTGTTGTTAAATCATTTTTTAACAATATATCTTTTTCTAATGATGCTAACAAATATTCTGGCTTAACTGTTCTAAACCTATCTGTTAATGTTGATACTGGTCTGCTTCCATAAGAAAGTATATTTGGCACTTCAAAACCATCAACAAACATATGCATTTCATCACGATTATCAGATGAATTTAGGCGCCAACTTAAACCAATAAAATGTTTTTCACCATTTTTCCAACCAGAAACATCATAACTTACTGTTGAAGCTGTAGAGTTTTTATCAATAACTTTAAAAGTTAAATAGCCAGAGCCATCTTTAAATAAAGAAAATCTATTTTTATTCTTTTCTTGACCAAAATCAAAGAAATAATGATATTTATCTGACATAAATTGAATACCATCATAAGAATATCCAACTTGATATCCTTCGGCTGGAGAATATCCGTCAATTAATGAATAACCATCTACATATCCATCAGGCGAACTTGCATCAGAAGAATCAATATTAAACTTAAACTCAATCTTATTATTAAATGTTCTTAAAATATCATTCAATTCTTTCAACCCTGGAATCCACTTTGAATTATAAAACTCTCCGTTTGTTTCAATAGTTCCAGTATAAATTGAACTAGATGATGTTAAATCTTTTGAATATAATTTCCAACATGAATTATCAATATCATAATAAATAAACACACCAGTTTCTGTAAAAATTTTGGCAGGCAAGCCCGTAGTATTTTCACTTTTACTAATTGAAAATGAATTGTTTTTTAAAGTTGGATTATATGAATTTGAACCTATAAATATTTTGCTAGCATCTAAAGCAACATCATTTTTATATAAAGACAATGTTAATTCTGCATCGTTATCAATTCCATCCCATTGTGGAATTGCCCAAAACTTTAAAGACCCTTGTTCTAATTTTAAGTTAGAATTTAATGGTAAAGAAATGCTATCATCAGAATTTGATACCAAAACTCCATTGTCAAATTTACCTGGTACTAGTTGCAAATCACCAGTTGTTTTAATTTTGTTTCTAAACAAATAATTATATCCAAGAGACCATATTTCAAAAGCAGCCTCAATTATTTCTGGGAATATGTGTGTAACACTTTTAACCATATTGCCTAGTGCTTCCTTAGTAGGACCCGTTGGAAACATTTGCAATATACCCTGCAATACAGAACGATAAATCTCTCTATCTACTTCGGTATTAAAGTTTTTAATGATATTAACATCGATTAAAGAACCAAAATTAGCAAAAAGAGTATCTCTTAAACTACCAACCTTGTAAGTTACATAATATTCATCACCAGTATTTAATGTAGTTGATTGTGCAAAGTCCAAAGAATCACTACCATACTCATATGTAACTAAAATTTCATCAAAAAGATAAGTATAATCTACAAACAACTCACCACGATCATAATCTACTACAACACCAAAACTTCCATTTGGTAATAATCCATAAATTACAACAATTTCGTCGCCTGCAACAGCACCACTAAGAGCATCTAATGTTATTTGATAATTTACAAAAGAAGAACTTCCAGTGTATAACTCTGTATCATCACTTATTCTTTTTACAGAAATTACGCTATTTAAATCAATTCCAACACTGGCTTGGTTAATATTTATTACTAATCCTGACTCAACAGTATATTGTTCTTGTTTAAAAATTTCATTTACTTGAATTAAGTTAGCGTCAAAGGTACAATTTTCTGCAAAATTGATTGGGCTATCATTTGTTAATAAATCACTATGATCGTACAAACCTCTGATAGATTTAATATCATCTTTTACTAAAACAGTATTAGAATCATAAATATACAAATTTCCATAACTATCAAATCTTTCATCTGACTCTTCTAAATTAGTAAATGTAATTTCAAATGCTGAATAAGAACTAAAATTGTAAACCTTATCAATATTAATGTTATCTATTGATGAATATATTTTATCTACAGAGATAATATTATCTTGACCTGTTTTGATAAATGATTTTTTATAATTAACAGTTCCCAATTGATAATCAACACTATCTGTTGCCAAATAAATAATACCATTATTATAATCTATTTGGTATTGATTTAAATCAAGTCTATCAATGTTATTATCTAATGATATTGCAGAGCTAAAATATATTTCTTTTCCAAAGATGTTTGAGTTACTGAAAGAAACACTACTATTAAAACTAGATCCTATACTATCTTCGGTTGCAGATATTATTAAGGAGTTATTTAAATGTATTTCAAATATTTTAATGTTATTGGCATTTAGATATTCTTCTTGTACTAAAACAATTTCATTATCAACTGTTGTAAAAGAACATCTTTCTTGAGATATTTTTTCTACTCTTGGAGAATTATTAACATTAAAATAAACTTTATCATTATTAAATCTATCTAATTTATATATTTCCCCGGACGTTTCATTATAAATTCTAAAAACATTTGTTACACCAGGGTTTTGTACGCGCAAGCTTGTATTTGATAATAATCTATTTTCTATTCTTTCATTAATAACTTCTTTGTGAATGTTAGCAATAAAATCTTCATTTTCAATTAGATTTTGGTAATATTGACAAGCAATTGTTACACTTTCACCTTCTAAATCTCTAATAGGCGAACGTACAACTTCATAATTTTGATTATCATAAATGTAATCTAATTCGTTATCATAAGAAAACTTATAATAATATGTTGCTAATGGTGGGAAATCTCCAGTGCCATCATTTTTAATTGCTCCATAAACAATTACTTCACCAGTTTCATAATTTATAGTATATTCACCAAATGTTTTTGGTAAGCTTTCTAAATTAAACTCTAGTTCAGTTGTAAACGCAGGATGTGTTGATGAAAAAGGAGGATTTGCTTCTGGATCTAAAAATGAAACACCATCTTTTTTAATAATATTTCCCAAAGAATCAACTACAGGATAATATTTTAAGGCAAAAGTGGTTACTATTGGACTGATAACTTCACTTGATTGATATTCTATATAATAAACATCAACTGAATCTTCAACAATTGTTTGTCCAACATTCTTATATTCGTAAGTTATTAAAATATAATCTAGTGATGTTAAAACTGTAAAGTTTTCATCTTCTAACAATAATGTAGAAAGCTGAACCTGGTTTGATTCTAATAATTGATAACTTGATGCATATTCTTGATCATATCTATTGTCTTTAATAGTATAACCTAATGATTCTATTGAATAAGAATAAGTACTTCCATTAAAATACTTTATTGTTATGGTTTTTACTTTGGTAACATTATTTTTGGCTAATGTTAGTAGTAGACCATTAAATGTAGAGTTTGATGTTCCAGAAATTAATTTTTCTTGAGAAATTGTGACTGCTTGCAATGTTATTGGACTTGCAGGCATTTCTGAAATTTCTTGCTCTTTAACTTTAACAGTTCCTTCTATTTCTTTAGAAACTTTAATTATTTTATAAGCACCTTTTTCATTGAGAGCGTCAGTTGGACCAATCCCTCTAACTTTCTTCTCATTTTCTATAATTTTTTCAAGAAATATTTCATTACCAGTTTGTTTAATATCATTATATAATTTATTAATTTGATCTGCAATTATATTAATTGTATCAGTAATTAAATTACCATCTTCCAAAGAATAAACATTATTTGATAAATCTCTAATCAAATTTGTTCTAAATTGATTTTCTGAATCAACTGGACCAATGAACTTAATAACATTAGTTGAATTATTATTTGGTAAAAATAATGTACTGTTAATATTTGAAAACTTTATGTTTCCATCTAGACAATAAAGTGAATAAATATTATATGAATATAATGGCGAAACTGTTAAGTCAACAATATTTTTATTTACTTTAACATTATATAATATTGGGTTAGAAAAAGAAGAATTATTTGAAACAATATTAAAATTGGATGTGTTAATTAATGCATTAACACTATCAGAAAACTCTATTCTAATCTTAGTTGGTGAAACTAAAGAATATTTTTTTATGCTTAAAATTGCCATTTTATCTTGATTCTTGTATTATAGAAACATTATTTGCAAATATACTTTGTTTTTTATTAGCAACAATACTTAACACAGAACCCGCAACGCCAGTTTTATTAAAGTATGTTACTCTAACACGATCAACTCCTGAAATTGAACCAGCCACTAGCTCCAAATCAGAACTATCAATTATACCATTTAATACGTTGATATTAAGCTTGCTTGTAACGGCATCTTTAACGTTTTGAATGATTGTATCAGAGAAGTTTAAACTATCTGCATCTATAACAATCTTCATGGTTACATCTACTAAAATATTTTCACATTGTTTAATTAATATATCATCATTTAAATGAATTGTTTTTTCTAAGTTTAATTGTGAATCACCAATTAATTTATTATAGTTATAATTTATTGTTATTCTTTCATTTGTTTTTGGTGCTAAATAATCGTAATAAACTTTATATCTGCTTTTAGTTAATGGTTGATTAAAGTTACTAATGGTTAACACTGAATTTAATGCATTTGAAGAATTGAATCCGCTTGAAATAGTGATACTATCAATTGTTAAATATTTTTTGTTTGTATAAATACTTCCTGATTTGCTAAAATATATGTTTTCTGAGCTTGAATCTTCAGAAATATAACAAGTTACCAATAACTTATCACCAATTGAAATTGTATTATCAATATTATTTTCCGTTGATGGTAGTGTTATTTGTGTTTTACTTAAATTAACATCATAAACAGCTTCGTTTTTAGTAAATGTATTGTCTAATAAATAATAACCTTTAATATCAAAAGAATTAATTGTAGAAATATATTCGCTGACAGAACTGGCTTTAATTTTTTCTAATTTAACTAATCTACAAACTTTTATATTAGAAGAAATTGATTCTATACTAGTTAAACCTAAAGATTTTTTAATGGCAGCAGATAAATCTTGAGTTAAACCATTTTTACTAGCTGTAAATACGACATTTTCTATTTTTTTAATAGAAGTACCAGTTACAGTCAAAACTCCAGTTGATACGGCACCCAATAAATTCAACAATAAATGAGATGGTGCTAATCTTAAGTTTTTAACAACAATTGAATCTTCATATAAGTGACTTGTTGGTTGGTTTCCCAAAACTGCCAAATTATTTAATGTAAATTGATTATTATTTCTTATAACTGGTAAATTACTTAAAGATGTAGCTGGTAACAAAGTATTTATATTAGCAAGATAGGTACATTCTACTAAAGTTCCTGCTGTAGCATAATCGGATGGTACAATGTTTATTGTATTGTTTGATACTGTTCCTGTAGTTCCATATACATCAGTTGCATTATAAATAACAGATACAGCATCTCCAACTTCAGCAATAGTATCAGAAGGCAAATAAGCCGTTAACCCAGATAATGTACCATCATCTTTTATAGTATTCCATAATTCTGATTTATTAGAAATTTTTTGAACTGATTCTATGTTTGAAATTGTATTTGACAATACAATTGCTTTTCTATTAGAAACTAATGTTACAGTTGTTTCTTCAGAAGAAAATACATTAACTTTAATTACAGAAGAAATATTGTGTGTAACAGAGGCGTTTAAATAACTTCCTGAAGTCGAAAGCACAGATAATTCTCTTCTAACTAAATTAGAATAACCCCAATCAATAGAATCAGTTACATCTCTATAATTATCTGAAAATACAATATTATCACAATCCCAATATGGGTCAAATGAATAATTCCAAACATAATCTACTTGCAAAATATCACTAACGGCAGGTAATGATTTACCTGATATTTTTATTCTACCAGTTTCGTTTAATTCACCCGAGCCATCTGGATTTTGACTAGTTACTACGTATCTTTCTCCAGTTGTAACGTTAAAAACTCTAGTTACGGAAGATACTGGAAAATGATTTAGTTGAATGTATGATTTATCAGTTGATTGAACTTGAGAATTTTCATTTGTAATAACTATATTTTGTGTTATTTTTTTAACTTCAAGCAAATCAGTATAACCTAATGGATCTTGTCCATTAAATGTCTCTTTAGTTTTATCTTCTGGTAAATCTGATATTTTATTAGATATGAAATGTATTTTATCAAAACCCCAGACTGAATCTGCAAAACTACCAGTGTCTTTAACTAATTCATAATTTCCAGATACTCTTCCCAAATTATCTGTTGTTTTTTCTTTAAAATTACTTCCAGATAAAGAGCCAGATAAAGAAACCAAATTATATACAGGCTGGTTTGGTACAATTCCTTTCTTAACATTATCTTTTCTTTTTTTATTGAAAGTTTTGTTTTCATCACCTGATATTTGTCCCAATACATAATCATTTTTTGAATTAGTTGGATCGTCTTGGTTTGATTTGTCTTTGTAAATATAAGAATCTGTACCTTGTTGAAGGGTTGCTCCTAAAACAATAATATCAGTTTTGCCACCAGTTCCATCTGAAACAATAGTTCTTGTGCCGTTTTCTGCAACAGAAACTATAGTACCATCTCTTGTCATCAAATCATCGCCACTTTCAACTGAAACAACGTCAATAACTGCTGAATTTTCTTTAACTTTATTTGTATATCCAACTGATGTACCAGAAACGCTTCCATTAAATGATGCCATAAAATAGTTTTTAAAACTAGCATCAGAAGCAGCAGAACTACCATTAGAAAAAGGTGATACGTTGGTAATGCTATTAATTCCAGTAATATTAGTGCTTTTTAATGAAAATCTTGAAATATTACCTTGAGTTCCAGTGGCAGTAGCTTCAACCAAAACTTCAATTCCATAAATTTCTGTAAAACCGAGAGTATCAAGATCTGATTTATATTTATTAACTATTGACTTATAATATGATTCTTTGGTTGAAGTTAATACTAAAGAATTTTTAATAATAAATGATGAACCGTTTTTAGCATAAACTAAATCCCCCGCTCTTAATGCAATGTCTGTTTCAATATTGTTAAATAATAATAAAGCAAAGCCTGTTGCTTTTTTACCAGTTGGTTTTGTTATTCCAAAGTTTTTTGCCCAGTTTTCAAAATTTTGACCATAAGAGGTTACTGGAGATAGGTTTGTTTTTAGCTTAGATAGTTCGTCATAGCAAACTCCTAATTGAGTAGATGGTCCATCAACCAATACATCACGAGCTGAACTACCTGGTTTAACATCTAGTGCAGGTTGTGCAACTCTATAAAAATCTAAAAAATCTCTTATTATTTCACTGGTTGAACGAATTTTTGCCATTAATTTTACCCTATTTTAAAAGCTAATAATATAGCAAAATATGCTCAATATAAATTATTTATTAATAGCTGACTGGTTAATATCAAACCCAGTTTGAACTTCAGAAAAGCTTTTATTTAATACTTTTATTCTTACACCATAAAATCTTGGATCGGTTAATGATTGTACAACCCTAGCTTCTTTAACAGCTGCTAAAGATTCTTTTAATGAAACAAACTGAGTTGTTTCTTGTAATTGCTGCAATTTTTGTAATATTTTCAATGCGTCTTGTAATTGATTAGTAGCATAAGTTTCAGTAAATTGTCTATCTGGTATAGAACCAACTATATCTCCTAAAACAGTTCCATAATAAGGTGCATTCTTATTAGATCCTCTTTTTGAAATGCAAATCTTTAAAATATCTTGAATAAGCTTATTTTCATCTTCAACTTTTTCAATATCTCCACTTGAAGAAATTTGCCAATCACCATTTTCTATTTTAAAATCATATGACATATTATCCTTCAAAATTATTTGAATTTATATTAGCTGGAGAATTTTTAACAAAATGATCCATATAAAAATCAACAAACGATAATGTTTGAAATAATTTCTCCGTCAATAAAGATATCGCTTTATCACCAGTGTATTTTGACCCATTGTTTTTTCTAAATGAAACTGCTTGGTTTCCTTGATAGTTTGTATTGTAATTATACAATCTTTCAAAAGCACTATCATCCAATAAAGAAATTAATACATTTAAATCAATTGACCATAATGCAGTGTATATTGCCAATACATCAACAAGACCAAATCCAGAAACTTGACCTGTAATTAATTCTATATTACGCAATGCAGAAAAACCCAAAGAAGAATAATGTTCTATTTTTTTATTAACATCTTTTATTTGATCATCATAAAAATTAATATTTTCTGAGAAATCATTATCATGAAAAGGAGAAGCAAAACTACCCAAATCTTCAAAATTCTTTTGCCTAAATTCTGCACTAACTTTTTTAATTTTCAATTCTTTTAAAGAATTATTTAATTTATTACTAGAAATATTAATAAAAGAATTTAATTTATTATCTATTTTTGAACTTGGTCCGTCTACTCCGGTTTGTGGTGCCCAATTAATATTGCTTTTTAATTTTTCAATATATAAAATTGATTGTTGTAAATCTTTTACACATGCTTTTAATGTTTTAATTAATTTATTTACTGTTTTAAATTGAAAGTTTGTAATATTTTGAAGTTCTTCATCGCCAGTATTTCCCGTAGCCGACATTTTTTGTAACATTTTTGATACTTGAGCATTGGCTGAAAAATCATAAAATGCACTTACTGTAGCTTTTAAAGTAAGATAATCATCATCTGAAATATAAGAAGACTGGGGCGTTCCAACCAAAATATTTGATAATGTTTTCAAATAATTACTATCTAATTTATAATCTTCAAGTCTTTGTCTGATAATTAATTCCAATCCTGGTCTTAATAGCTCAGTTGAGTTATTAATTTTTGTTTGCGATTTATCTTTTAAGAATGGTATGCAAACTAAATTATTATCTGGTGTAACAGTATTAACTAATCTAGGATCTACCATTAAAGGAACAATCACGTGTTTTTGTGTTTTATATTTTTGAACTAAATCTAACATTTCTTTATCAAATTCTAATTCACCATTTAACTTGGCGTAAAAATTACCCTTTTCTTCTCTTTCTTTTATCAAACTTGATTGTTGATCAATATCATAAACTGATTCTGACAATTTAAATGTAGTAAATTTTCCTACATAAGAATATAAAACATTACTTATAATATTTTCTAAATAATTAGATTTGTTTATATAAACATTTTTATTTTCAAATATTTCTCTTTCATTCAAATAAACAAATGATTGTAATTCTTTTAAATTCTTAAAAATATCTGAGTTTATTTCATTATGACTTTTAACATTTAAGTTTAATGGAAAACCAGGATTATAAAACCTTCCTTGCGAATCCAATACTGGCAAACCCAACATTCTATAAAAACAATGTCTTCTACTTTCCATTGGAATTGTAGTGCTTGATTCTAAATTTTTAGAATCTTCCAATAACACATCTTCAAAAGTTTTAGTATTACTTATATCTGCGGATAAAATTGGTCTAGCATATGATCTTAGTTGATCAATAGGCTCTATATATTTTTTAAACAATGACTCAATGTCAGAATCAACTGTTTGCAAATCTTCAAAATTATTATCGGCTGCAAGATCGGCTACCATATTATCCTAAATCAGTCTCATCACGACGTACTGGTGAAGAAATTGTTGAATCAACGAATGTATAATCCAAAGAATATTCTTCTATTACGGTTTGATTATCAGAATTTGTTGATAATGCTGATAAGACTTTATTGTCATACAAAACCCTTATATTACCGGAGCCTGCAGAATCTGAACTTATATTTGCTTTAAATAATTTGCTACCATCATATTTAAAGGCAGAAATTTTTCCAAAAGTTATTTCTGTAGTTAATTTTTCTTCAATTTGTTTTGCACATGTCTCTGGTATATTATTTGTTAACTCTGTACCAGATGCATCTTTCAAAGTTAAAGACACCTCTATGTTTTTATTAGTAAATTGTAAATCTGTATCTAAATCAAACGTAGATTTAAATTGACTAATGGCTGCCAATAAGGTTGCACACAATGAAGCTGATGTCTGATTTTTAAGATCATTTAAACAAACAGTGACTGAAGCTTGGAATTCTGCAGCACCTTGTGCTGAAACATTTTTTCTAAAGATACCAAGTGCATTTTCTATACAAGCCTGTGTACCGCTTATGTTTGGCAAAAAGTTAATAGAAGGAACTTTTACACCAGCAGGTACATTAGGTAATCTTAATTCCCAAGGTTGTATACCTTCTGTAGTTAAAATAGAATTAATTACAGCACGCTCCACAGAAACTTCGGGTGTACAACCAGCAGTAGTAATATTAAAACCTGCTAATGCTGGGTTATTTGGCTTCCAAACAAACGAAATATCATAAAAGATTTCATCATTATCACTTGATGCTGGAACAGAATTTGCTGTGGATTTTTCTTGGTGAATAAAGGTTTCTAATGTAGCTTGCTTTCCACTTATTAAATAAGAAGTTCCATCTTCTTCATATACCAAACCACCAGCAATACTTAAACTTCCATTAACATTACTAGTTTCTTCATTTTGGAAATCAAAATAACCATTCAATGGTTCTTCTATTACAATGCAATCTTTAATAATAAATTTTCTTGAACCTTTTGTATCAGTTAAAAATCCTAACAATTTTGGATTTGCTGTAAGTGTAACATCGACGGTATATGGAGCACGTTTTGGTGGAGTTTTGTTAGTAATTACTGCTGCATCTGCCCAAAAGTTTGTACCAAATACTGGAATGGTTGGGGTAATTATTTTATCAATTGTATATTCAGGCAATAAATCTCTTGCATAAACTTGCCAGCGTTCTTGTCTAACTGGTGGTATTTTAATAACAGCAGCTAAGGCAGGAGATAATTCAGAAGCTAAATCAGCAGAAATCTCTTTTAGATAAACTAACCTACCATTGGTAACTGTAATTCCGTTTGGAGTGTTTTTAATAAATGGTGGGCATAAGGTTGGTGGACAACAACCATCTTCATCTGAATCATCACAAAATACCACACCAGCAAACTTAGCAATTGATTCAATAATAGATGTTATGGCACTAAAGGCAACAAATATTGCCATTAAATTTTGAATAAAACATAACAAAGAAGCTATTTTGTTAATGGCGGCTAACGTTCCTTGAGCATCATTTAGAGTTGATGCTTTTTCAAATATTTCTAAATTTTTAAGAATAGAATCTATGATAGCAAAAATCGTTGATATTAAATATTCAATTAAGGCAAGAATTAATAATAATAAAGAAATGATCATTATTGCTAAAGCAAAAGCTGGATATAAATTCAAAAATGGTGGTAAACATTCTTTAAATAAAACTACTAATTTTTGCGAGACTGCAAAAACATTTGGAATAGCACATAAAATATCAATAATACATTTAATAATTCTTAATAGAGCCAAAAAGAAATTATACAAACTTAAAAATGGAGCAATTTGTGTTAATACTCCAGATAAAAAATCATAAACTGTCTTCATGGAAAAATCAGGATTAGGTTTAAATATTCCGCTAGGAAAAATAGCACTTAATCTAGAAATTAATGAATTAAAATCTTCTAATAATTCAGATGGTAAATCAAACCCAGGATTTGGTATTTGTACTGGTGATGATACTGTGCCAAAACCAGGAACCGTTGGTGGTGGTCCTGGAGTGACATTAATTTGATTATCATTAGGAGTACAAGGCATTTATTGTATATCTATTAAATAGTATTGTTTGGGTATTTATTAACAATTCTCTTAGTTGTTTCAGCATGCATTACAATATTTTCACCTTCAAACAATAAGTTTGAATTACTTCTAAAAATCATATCTTGTTGACTTGAAAATGTCATAGTACCTGGTGATACTATATCAATACCATTTGGTCCAATTTTTAATATAGCTAATTGACCATTCATATGAACTCTAATATCTAAAGAACCATTTCTATAAGCATCATTTAGATTTGCAAATCTAGAATCATAAGAATTTCCAATACCAGTACCGCCAATTTCCATATAAACATCTCCATCATAGCTTGCAGCCATAGAGATACCTTGTTTATCTCTTCCGTATGAAGCTACAACACCACCTGCACAATCAATAAATAAAGATTGTCGATCAATAGTATTAGCTCCAACAGAAACTGAAAAGTGACCATCAGCAGAAATTGTTCCAGATCTTCCACCACCATTTGCTCCTTCTCCAGAAACTATTATCGTATCAGAAATTATCTTATCTAAAGGCACCCAAGTTTTATTTAGTCTATTATTTTGATCAAAATCAATTAATTTCATATTTGATTGCAAATATGGGGCAGTTTTTTGAAAAGAAGAAACTACTTTAGTAATATCATGAAAAGCTGTTCCTAATTTAATTACATTTCCAGTAATTCTATCTGTTGGTGATTGATAACCATCTAAATTATCATTTGATTTTAATAATATACTAGATTTTGAAGCAAAACTATCCAAATAAATATCAACAAAATCATCTGGTTTAACAAAATCATTTGGATTGAAATTAGAATTTTGTTTACTTAATAATGTTGAATAATTTTCATCACGTACTAAAAGACCTATGTTTCCTGTTTCAGAAGAAGCTGGTATATTCCATTTAATTTGACCTTCTTTATCAATAGTAAAGGCAAACTTACTTCTATTTCTAGAATAATCTGAATTTAAATCTGGATTAGGAGGCAAAAGCTCTTCACCTAATTCTTTTCTAGCATTCATTTCCCAATGAAAAGCTATACTCTTTCTAAATTCTTTTTGAATATTAATATAGTTTTTTTCTACGTTTTTAGAATCTTTCAATGATAAATCTGGCACTTTACCAATTGGAAGAATATTCTTATTAATATCCAATATATTTCCAAATAAATCTACAACTGTACCTTTAATACTTTCAATTAAATAATTTGGATATTCTAAGTTTAATGATAAAACATCAGTTCTACTTTTTCTTCTAGAATTTTCTGTTTCATTTACAAAATTTGTATCTTTGTATCTATTTAATTCATCATTAAATGATATAAAATCATAATCATTTGAATATTCATATACTATTTCTCTAGTTTCTGTAAGTGGTAAATTTCTTATATTACCAAAAACAGTACTATGACTTGCAGTTAAAGACGGATCTAAACATATTTCAAATAAATTAGATTCATATTTATGATTATCTAAATCTATTGTTAATAAATTTCTATTTGATGTATCTCTTAAATCTCTTTTAATATTTCCAGATATTTTTCTTTGTGAATTAGTAAATGTATACTCTGAATCTACATTTATTGTTAATAATTCTTGATTTGGATTTAATTTGATGTTGTTTTTGTCTTTACCTAAAAATATTCCACTTTTAGGTGATAAAACAAACTTACTTCCATCTTTTACTTTGCCTACTAATGTATTTTTAACGAAATCTGAATCATTAATAAATTGATTGGAGCCAGATGCTTGAATAATTGTCCATGAACCACCATGTCCTTGAATAATTTTAACTGTAGTGCCTTCATCTGGATAACCAGCTAAAAATGCATTATTACCAAGCCAGGCTGTTGGTAATGGTGCAACTATATCATAATTTGGTAATCCTAAAGAAATGGTATCTATTGATAATGATACAGTTCCATCACCATTATATTTTCTTATAGTGGCATTTACAGGTACTCCAGCTTTTACACCAGTTCTCATTTCACTCATTGACCAATTCCTAAACTTTTATTAAATGCTTTTAGATATTTATCTTTTTCTAATTGTTCTGCTTGATTTAAGTTGGTTGATTTGTCTGAAGTTGTTCCGAAAGATGTTGCAATATTATTATCTTTTGATACGACCCAAAAATCTAAAATATAATTAAACAAATTAGCACGCTCTAATATTTGAGCCGAATCTACTGCCACTAACCTTCTTGCTGTCGACCAAGCTTCAACAGATGGCGAACGATATTCTTCAGTTTTACCCAAATCTATTTGTACTATTTCTATATCATCTGCTTTAATATTAAAAGAATTTTCTTGATCGTTATCTGAAATAGTTACATTGCCTTGATTGTTTGAAATATTTTTCATTGGATTTAATAATAATTGTTTAACACTTTCTGCAAAAGTTACCAAGCTAGTACTTGCAGATGAAAAACCTTCTTCAGAATTATAATAAATCCTTGCTTCTATTTTAAAAGAATCTCCATACTTGGTTGGTTGCAACAATCCAGCAGCAGTTGCTTTAATATTAGCTAGATTTTTTCTATTAGAATCAGCAAAAGAAGTCTTAAAAATATTTTGCTCACTTGTTTCTGAATCTTCTGAAGTTAAAATTTGAGGAGAATAATTAATTACTGCACCTAATGAACTTTCATTTACTGCAGAGTTATTTCTATTATTTTTAATTAAATCTGATTGGTTTTGTGTAGCATATAAGCCTTTGCCTATAATATCTAACATTGTAGGTATAAATTCACCAGGTTTTCTAACATATGTTAAGGTTAAACTAGTAGTAAATGTTCCATTATAAGAATATGAATGTCTTACACTTTCAGCATAACCTAATAAATCTTCACTTTCTAAATAATAAACTTCTCCAGCTTGGATAAATTCATTACCACGCATTTCCATTTCTATATTAAGAATGTTTTTTCTAGATTGGTTTAGTAACCAATGTGCATAAGGGGCACATTGGGCTGCTGGATCTGTAAAGAATGGAACATCTACAGAATTTTGTCCTTTAAATCCATATTGACGCCACATGCTATAATCAACAGCAAAAGCACTTGTTAAAAAGTTTCCGTTAGTACCAACATCTAATCCTGAAGGTGTTTGAACTAAATTATTACTTAAACTACCATTGACTTGAACTAAGGTAAATGGTGGTGCTTTTTCAACGATTCTATATGAATAAATATCAACATCTCTAATAATATAGCGCTTGCCTGAATTTTCTCCTAAATCATCAACTGCCTCATCCTCTATCATATGATAAAGGATTTCTGGAAAATTTTTGTTGTTATACAGAGGTTGAACCAACGAATCTTTAGCTGAATTTACATCAATTCCTTGTTGTAAATTCTTTACAGAATTGTTTAGTAATTTAATTAAATAAAATCTTTCGCTTAATAATGAAGCTAATTGATTTGATATTTTTAATTTATCTGACTGAACCTGAGCAGTGCTGAACAAATTTTCTATGTCAGAAATTAAAGAATCATTATAACCCTTCTTTTTTAATCTAGCAGCAATAACATTAACTCGTTCTCCTGAACTTACTGATGAAGTATATGAATTAACAATATTAGCTTTTTGTACAATATCAAAATTAATAGAATTATTTACTGAATTGTTTAATATATTAGAAAGTTCATCTAAAGATTTTCTATTTGATTCTTCAAGAAAATCAGGATTAGCTTGTAAAGTTAATGAGCCAATACCCGAAGCTTTAATTCTGCCATCTAATTCTTCTGTTAAAAATGTAAAGTTTGATGAATTTCCTGTTGAACCTTTTAATTTATCAATAGCTGAAGCATCATTTGTTGCGCCTAATAAAGCTGCTCGTAAACGAATTTGGTCTTCAAGTATTTCTATTTTATCAGTCACTCCTTTTATTTGATTAAAGAATAATGATTGTAAATATTCTGGAAAGATAGAAATATTTTGTGACTGCTTTGATTGTAGCAGTTCTAATAAAACACTGCTTGGTATTTTGTTGTAAGCGGGCGGTCGAGCATTTATGTGTCCTTGACTGTCTGCAAAAACTTCTAAACCAAGCAAATTAGCTGCCATTTGTACTTGTTCAGCTGGTGTGGAATAAGTTGATTTAAAGGTAGAAATTACATTTGATAAAGATTCTTCGAAAGCTTTAATGTCATAGTTTTGATCATATGTATCATCAACTATAAAATAGTTATTATCTTCATTGGCTTTTACTTTCCAAAGTCTTCTTTGAGTAATTTGTAATATTTTCTTTCTTAATCTTTCTTTTTGAAATAAATTATCTTGATATGAGCTTGAATCATTCAAATCAATATTATCGCCAACAATTACTAAATCCGTTCCTTGTATTTCTGGATCGTTTAAAGATTCTGTAAATGCTTGAATGTTTTGTTCAATTTCATAATCTAAGTCTATTAATTTTTGACCAATACCACTAATGTCTGTTGCTGATAATCCAGATACTAAATTACTTTCAGAAACTAATAATTTATTATCTGCACGTTTGTACCATTGTGGATCTTGTGCTAATGGACTAAATACTGTAGTTAATTGATCAAATAATGTAGCACGTTGTTCTAATAATAAATTAATTCTTTGATTCTTTTTGGTTAAATCAAACTGACCACTTCTTAAAAAGTTAAATGCATCATCATTCAAAGTTATTCTTTTTAGAGGAATAAAATTACCCCACAAAGAATTTGCTTTGTTAATATCATTAATTAATGTTTTTAAAAACGAATGTTGCCAATTTTTATTATACAAATCATCTTTTAAGATGTAGCCAGATGCCAAACCAGATTTTATAAAGTTATTAAAATTATAAGGTATGCCAGTAATTAGCAAAGACAAAACATTCATTACATTTTGTCCAACGAATGGATTGTTTGTAATAATTGGATTTGCTTCGTTTTTAATTGAACCTGTACCAAAATTATGAGGTTCACCAGTTAATATTACGCTACCAATTCCTTCTTTCCATCTATAAACGAAGCCTTCTGGATCAAAAAATTGATATCGTAACTTACCCTGACCAGATTCTTTTGCAAGTGGTTGTAAATCTTTTATTAAATAATTATCTTCATTTAATTTTCTTCCATATGAACGTCCAGATTTTGCTCTAACAGAACCTGTTAATAATAATCTTTTATTTTCATCTAACAATTCTGGCATATTGCCCATTAACAAACCATTAGACAAATCATAATCGCTTTTGAATGGTGTTAATGGATCATATAAAGATGCATCAACCGTATCTGTTGCTGGTTTTATATTAATTTGACTTTGTTCTAAATAATGGCAATTATCTTGAGCCGAAACAGAAACTTCATATTTTCCATTATTATATTGTCTTGAAACGTCAGTAATGATTCCAGAAAAAGTACAAACTCCAGCTGCTTGTCTTGTAAATTGATTGCGCAACATTAACCAAAGCCAAGTTGGAAAATCATCCCCAACTATGGCTCTTTTTTCTGACTCAAGGAAACTTTCTTTTCTTCCAAAAAAACCATCAAAAGTATCAACTATATTATTAAATGAATTTTGAATATTATTCAATAAACTGTTTTTACCATTTATTAAACTAAATCCTTGTGAAACTCTTTCATCAAGAGATGTTTTTGATGATTTAAAAATAGTAATACTATCCATTTGCTGAATAATTGTTTTACCATTTAATTCTAATTCTAATCTCTTTCTAACTTTTGAATTTTCCCCATTAAATTGTAATATTTCATTTTTTCTTGTTTGCTCTAATCCAAATAAAATATAAGTATTTTTAATTACTTCACTTAATAATGTGCTTTCGTTTTCAGCAAGACCATTAGTTCCTAAGAAATTAGCAGTATCAAAACTAACATTGCTGCCAAATCCTAACAAACCACCATCATAATTGAAAATTATCTCTCTACCTTCTTCATCTATAATCACCCTTAATTTTTTAAAATAATCTGATTGTGAATTAATAATGTATTTTAATGGAGCTGCGCCACGATCATTTCTTAATGAATTTATCTGCTCTTTTAATGTTGATATTGTTTGATTTAATTGTCCATCAACTACTGAGAAGAATTTATTATTGGTAAATCCTACAACATCAGAAATAGCTTGTTCAATATCTCTTGTATTAATAGCTAATAAATTATTAGGATTTTCAATATTTAATGAAGCAGATCCTTGACCAAACTTAACAGAAACTCCAGTTGATAAAGATGAAACTAACGTTAATTCAATTACTCCGGTGCCATCTGCAACATCTGTTAAATATGGAACTTCTTGATAATTTAACCAAGTAGTAATACTATTTGTATCAGAAAAATTCTTAACTTTTTTTAAAGTTTCTATGGCAGATAATGTTTCTCCAGAAACTAAATTAGGTGCAATAGTATTTAAAGTATCAACACTAGCAAAAATCCCAGGCAATACATAATCATTAATTGAACCAGATAATTTTACTATCTCTTCAATTTTTGATAATCTTTCATATGCTGCAATTGCTTTGCATTTATTAAACAATAATCTTTTTAAAACTTGCAAATATAATCTTTCATCTTTATCTAAAAGATTTAAATTATAGTTTTCTTTTAATGCAGCAAAATGTTTCTTTTTTATTAAAACTGTTATTTCTGGTTGTTGTAATAAAATTTCTGTATTTTGTGGACGAACTTTTCTAGTATTATCCACCCAACCAGAAAGTAAATAATTTCTTTCTTCTGTTGTATCTATTTTTGATGCAAATTTTCCCAATTGTTTATAAGAATAAATATCATCCGGATTTGATGGAACATTTTCAGCTACACCAAATTGAGAATTAACGCTACCCATAATAGCATTGGTTAAATCTTCAAAAGCCATTTATTAACCTTTTTCTTGTAATGAAGAAAAACTATATGGAACACCATGAACAGGATCTGTATGAGACGGACCTTCGTTTGGTGAGCGATGCCATGCCAAAAAGTTTTGACGAAAGCCTCTTTGTTGAGTAACTTTAAAATTAAGAGTGTAATCAAAGAATCCCAAATTTTCAGCCTGTTCTTCAACTGAAAATGAAGTAAAATAACCTCTATATACAAGTCCTGAATAATACATTTCTACTTTAAATGCTATATCAGCTAAGCTTGGTGGAACTTGTGTTTGTAATAAATTTTGATTAATTGAGCCAGATAATATTGTATTTGCGAAATCTTCTCCACTTCCTAATAGATTATTTTCACCAAATATTTCATTAGACAAAGTATTTTGATAATTTGCCGCAGCATTAGCGAGTGCATAAGGATCCATAGCTAATTGCTCATATCGATATAAGTCATACAAAACATTAATACCTTCAATGCCTGATGTACCTGTTGTTCCTCTAATATTTAATTCTAAAAGTTTAGGACCAAAATATTGAATTACGAAACCACCTTTAGTGCGTGTATCTGGGACATCTTTAACCCAATTAGCACTAATTGATTTTGGATTTATATACATTTGAATAATTGGTCCCTCTGGAACTAACCAATGAATAATATTTCTAGTATCAACAGCTACTCGATTATCTGGTAATTTACTTTGTCTTGTTCCAAAACCTATGGTAGAAGGTGATGAAGAACCATTAAATGATTCTGCTGTCTTTTCAAGTACTTGTGCTGCACTTTCAAAGGTATCATTTATACTCGAAAAAGCTTTTTCAAAATCTTGTAAAGACATTAGCCACCTGAAATTCCGTTATGCATATGTGAAATATCGCCCATTTTTTCTTGCTTCATACCTTTATTAAATACTTTTGTAGCTTCATTTTGAGCTATTTTCTTTTGACAAACTTGACAAACTGTTTGAACTTCAACTTGTACTGTTGGAGATTTTGTATTATTTTGATTAAGTGAATTATCTTTACCACTAATTTCTTCAGTTAAATTAGGAATATCTTGATTTCTAATATTTAAGTTTTGTAATCCTTTACTAATTTCCGATCTTAAATCTACACCAGTTTTACTTGAAACTATGTCTAAAGAATTTTTTAATTCTTCTTTAAGAACATCGTCTGCATTTAATTGTGTATTGGTTCCTAATGATGCGTTCTGAAAAAATCTATTTCCAGTATTTAAGTTAGTATAATCTGCTTGTTTTTGTTTTGAATATCCTTGTAATCCTAAAGTAGATGCTAATTCTGATTCTAATTGTCTACTTGTTGAGTAAGATGTAATAGCTGCATATTGATTTGCTTGTTCTAATGTATTTTGAATTAATGTTAGTTGTGATGTTTGCTTTTCTTGAATTGCACTTCCAGCATCAACCGCTTGAGTCAATGCTTGTTGACCCGTTATCAATTCAGGTGAAGAAATACCCTTTTGCATAGCTTCAAAGAGCTTATATGCCTCTTCTTCATTCTTTACAAGTTTGGTTGGACCTTGTGTTACTAATTGAACTTGTTTAGTTAATTGACGTGCTGCGCCTTCATCTTGGGTAGCTTCTTTTAATGAAACTATTCTACCACCAAATTGTTTCTTTAATGACTCCTCTGCCATTTTTTGAATTTGATCAAATTTACCTTCTGCTTTTAATTGTTCAATTTGATAAGCGCCTTTTAAACCTCCAGGACCACCAGATGAACGAGATAAGAAAGATCTTTCTGCCAAACCCATTGAAGTTAAATTACCAGTAATATCTTTAACTAACTCTGAAGTTGCGTTAATAGATAATCCAGTTGCTCTAAAAGCTGGAGTTAATCTTTCTAGAATATTTATAGAGGCTTGAGTATTATCTCCAAAAAATCTTAAACTTCTAGCCGTATCATCAACATATCCAGAAGCCATGCCAAATGGTATTTTTAAATTTTGCGTAGCAAGATTTACCCTACTGATGTATTCTAAAGAAGATTGAGTAGTAGAATTTAAATCATTATATCTTGAACCAATAATATCTATTACTTTAGAATATTCTTGTCCAGTTCCTGTAGCAACTTTTAAGCTAGCTTCTAGTGCATTAATTTCTCTAGTTGCTCCAACTTGAATATTTTTATCCATACCATTTGGTATTTTTAATAATTCTTGAGCGTAACCTGCAACTTTATCTGCACTTAAACCTGTTGCTTGGGCTGTTGTATATGAAAGATCATTAAAAGCTAAAAGCTTTTTTTCCATATTTTCAAAACCAATACCAACTTCGCCAGTGAATCTATTAAGCTGCCCAGAAGCTGCCATTATACGATAGAAACCCATTTCTGTTTGGCGTAATTGATCGTTTCTACTAACTACATCTTTTACACTATCTGTTAAAAATTTACCAAGGGTTGAATCTGGCTTAAAACCAGATAGTTTAATTATTGAATCAATTGCTTTGGCAGATTCTGTATTAGCATCTTGTGCTTCTTTATTTAAAGATGAAAATATATTTGATGATGGAGTTCTAGCCAATGCGACATTCAATGCAGTTAATTTAGCTCCTGTTAAAGCCAAACTAAGTGCAGAATCAGCAGCACCTTTATCAAGAGAAGAAAAATATTTTTTAGTCTCATTAATTAAAATATCTTTTGATTCTGTAAAAGATTTGCCTGATAATTTTTTACCAAGCTCTTCAATCGAATCATTTAAATCTTTTGCTCTTTCTTTTAAATCTTTGCTAGAAGAACCCAGATCTTTAAATGCTGAGGCTGCTTTATCTGCTGCCCCCGCACTTTTTTCATTAGCCGCAGCTACCTTATCAGTTGCATCTGCTAATTCTTCTAACGCTTTTGAATCAATTGGATCTGCCATATTTTAAGCTCTATTATTATGACAAATTATTGTTTCAATATTTTTCTTTTCTTTTTCTTCTTTGTCTGTTTTTCTTCTGAAAGTGGTGGTAATTTATCAATAGCTTCACCAAGTTTTTCGAAATCTTCATCAGACATAGAGGCTGTTGGTTTTTGCAACATTTTTTGAGCTGCTGCAGGATTGGAAAAACTACCAACTAATATTGAATTATTTCTGTCATATTCAATCTTGTCATTAATTGAATCTAACCAAGAAAGATATAACCATGCATATGTTATTGCATCTAATTCCTCAATCTCTGGAGAATCGGGGAGCCATCCCTTTTTTTCAAAAAGAAAAAATAGAAATTTGTGGTCAGGCTCCTTTACAATTTTTTTATTTCTTCAACTGTCTTTTCTGATGTTTCAAAAGATACATCTTTTTTAAGATTTAAATACTCACTATATAATAAATCAACAACATCTTCATCTAATTCTTCAATAAATAAAACAATATCTTTTTCATCTTCAACACCAAGAAAATCTTTAAATGAAACAAACTTTCCTAATGTCGTATCCAAATCTGACACTTCTACAATAACTCTAGCTAAAGTTTCATTCATTAATTCAAATGTTAAATCTAAATCATTTGGACTTGTTTTTCTTTTGTCCAATAATGCTAAAGATAATTCTTTTGATTGTTTTCTTTTCAAAGTCGAAATTCTAAAAACCATCTCACCAATTTCTACATCTTTAGTTTTTCGTTTTAAACTTAATAATACTTCAACTTTTTCTCTGTTTTTATCATTAATTTTTAATAAGCTTTCTTTGTTTTTAGCTCGTAAACTTTCTACTTTTTCTCTTAAAGCTTCTTGATCATCAACTAATTTTGCAATTTGATCCCACTCTTCTTTATCAGTGGAATAAACATCCATTTCACTTTCTTTAATTTTTTCTATAACTTTTGGTTTGACTGGATTTGTCTCATCAGAAATTCCAATTATCTTGGGATTATTTCCATTTAATGCATGTTCTTCAGCAAAAGCAAGGCGACCAAGTGGTGAATTAAATTCTATTGACATAATTTTCCTTTTGAAATGAAAAACGCCAAATTTTGTTTTGGCGTTTAATTATCACTGATTAATATATCAGGTTATACTGTTGGATCGTTTAAAAATGCATTCAATAAACCAGCTGCATCAAGAGCACCAGTAAATGCACCGCGATCAGCTTCTTGTTCAAACTGATTAAGTACGATTGGATTTTGTAGACCATTTGATGAAGCAGAGTTGACAACATTACCACCATTAACTAAGCTATAGATTCTTTCACATGTCCAATTTACATCATCAACGATAACATAATCAGTTGCACTATAAGTTACATCACAGCTTGTTATCCAGACATTTTCTAATACAGTTATTACTGAATTATTAATATCATTATCTGCAAATGTATCTTGAATTTCTATATCAAAAGGTATTCTTTGTGCATGGGGATGAATAAATCCACGTCCCAATGCTTCTAACGCCCGACGACGATTGTATCTAGTTCTTGTTATTGAACCAGAAACGTCTACTGCAGATTTAGGTGCAGAATCTATAATTCCATCAGTGCCTACTTCTGGAATTTTTGCAACGTCGCGTCTTTCACTTATTTTAATACTTTGAACAGCACCAACAATGTTGCCATTCACTTTTATTAAAATGTGTGTAGATAAATGCGTTTTTGTTGCATTATTACCTTGTTCATCTTTTATGGGAGAGCCAGTATTTCTTGTAGCCATTTATTAAACCTTATTATCTAATAATTATGTTAAATTATTATTAAATATTTCCTACTTGAACTTCGATATAAATCCAGTTTATTGCATATGCTGGACGAACTTGAACAGAAACATTATATTGTCTTGGATCAACATCAGAAGGTGTAACTCTCAAGTTTTTATAAGTTGTGATTAATTTTTGACTCTTTAATCCTTTAACTATTTTATCAGATTTAGTTAATATAGAACCAGTTAAACCTTCGTCTTCTGCTGTACCAACAAATGGGTCTAAACCATTACGTAGAGCTTGAGAAACTCTATCTCTAATAAACACTATACTCAACTCTTCTTCTTCTGGGAATCCTGAAGAAGTTGTTGTACGTCCCCAATTAACCTTACCACCACCAGTGATTGGTTCAACAACCGCGATCCCAGCTGCTTGTAAGTTATTCAATACTATTGGACGGAGTTTCTTAGTTGAAAGAATTGTAAAGCCAGATAATGATTTTCTAGTTAGTGGTTGTGCAATATATGGGACGCCTGACAAGAAACCTGCCGCAGCTGCACCCATAAAATAACCACTCAAAGCCAATCTATCTCCACCAACTTGTACAATAATTTCATCTGGATAGAAGTAAACTACTCTATATGTAGTACCGAAAGAATTGGTTACAGAATAATCTGTTAAATCTTCTGTGTTACCTGCCAAAATCTCAGAAACATCATCTCCTTGAATACCTTCAAGAATACCAATATCTTCTACTGCTGCACTTGTTGTGCCAAGCAAATTATCAGTTGTTAATCCTGAAATTGCTCCAATAAATAGAACTCTTTCTTTTTTATTTTGCACATTTGACATTGTTTCAACGTGACTTCTGCCGTTTTGGAAAATTGCAGAAATTGTTTGGCTTGGTAGTGGAACTACCATTGAAACATCAATTGTTTCCAAAGCTTCATATGCAGCAGTCCAACCAACATCAAAGAAATCAGAGTCTCTATTGTCAACTACTGTGCAGCGTAATGATACTCCAGCTCCTAGTGCAAGATCATCAGTAAATAAAATTGCAGCTGTTTCTTGTGTACTATCAACTATTTGAAACTCTATTCCTGTTTCAGCGGTAAATGAACCAGATAATGTGGCTTTTCCATCTGCAACAGAAACAATTGTATAACTACCATCTTGTGTTTCTGGATTCAAAATCTTAAGAGTTAAACCTTCATGACTTGAATTGAAAGTTACAGTTGAACTTGAAAATACACCAAGAGCAGTTACTTCGCCATCATCTGCGTCAGCTACAACTGCATCTTCCAAGATAACAGTATAAGAATATACATTTGAACCAAAATAGAATGAATTTGGTGTAGCTGTAAAAGTTGCATCATAAAAATCAACTTTATTTGGAATTAATTGAGATTCTGTATCTGTGGCAGGATCAGTTACAAAGAAATTGATATTATAATCAACGCTTGGAACAACACCCAATGGCAAAGAGAATTTCAAATCATCAGCTACTGCACCGCCTGAAGCAGAAGCTTCTAAAGCATAAGAAACTCTTCTTGGTACTGCTGGTGCTGTTTGAATTGCATAAATTCCTGGTGTGCTATTTGCCCATGCTAATTGCGCACCTATAGCTAAATAGTTATCACTTGAAGGAAGACCGTGCTTTTTAGTAAATTGTCCTGGGTCTGTAAAGAATGTTGGTGTATTAATATCAGTTTCTGCAATATAGGTTGCATATAAGCTTTCGCCTTTTGTTAATGCTCCACCTTTAACTTTTACAGTAAACTTATCACCTTCTCTAAATAATGAACTTCCTTCATCAACTGAGAAAGATAAAACTCCATTATTTACAACAGTGTTATTTGATTGCCAAATAACTGGACTGCCATAACCATCATCCAAAATACCTGAAACTGAACCTTGAGCTACGAAACGTGCATAACCATCTATTGGATCACCATTTGTGTCTCTTCTAACAGAAACACATCTAACTGTCCAAGTTTCAGTGACTGCATTTTCATCTAACAATTCTAAACTGTTTAGAACGCCATTACCTTGATTTAATGAGGATGTTGCATAAAACGAACCACCTTGATCAACAAGAGAAGCTGTTTGCAATTCTATTCTTCCATTATTTATATTAATTCTATAATCATATAAAGAACTAAAAGAACCAGATGAAGAAGTAAATGCTTGTTCTAATCCTGTTAACGGAATTCCATTTTTATATAATGTTGTTCTGTTTGAAATTAAAGGTGAATTTGATAGTAAAAAGTGTCTACCATCTCTACCGTTTGTGCTTGCATAAGTAGAATTAAGTCCATCAGCTCCGCTACCGTTTGCAGATGAAACAATAATTTCTTTCTTTAAGCCTTCACCCATCAACACTGCAGTTCTTGTACCACCAGGCACGCGAACACCAGATGATAAGGTATTTGAAGTTGAGTATGGACCAGGACTTGCGTTTTGTGAACCAGGAAAATCAGGCATGTTCTATATCCTTAAAATGTAATTTTAAAAGATTCTCATGTTATATTGAATTATTCGTTTATATTTTTAACTTTCGACGTACATTTATATAGTTAATAACGCTTCGGCTAATTCTACTGAAGTATTTATTTGTAAATTTGGTGCGTAAGTTTCAGGAGTCGAATTTGTGTTTCCAATTTCAACACAAATATTTATAATTTCAATAATATTTGATACAGGAATTTCTCTTAACCATTCAGATCTGAAATCAAAAGAAATTGTTTGTTTAAATATTTTTGCATTTCTATCATCAGATTCGGCGGGCGCCCCAGCATTTGGTGGTTTGATTACCAAGCCAGAAACTGCAAAATCTTCCCACATGGTATCTGTTAAAAATAACATACAAAGATCAACTAATTCGTCTCTAGTTTGAGAATCTCTTGCTTGAATTTCAATATTTAAAGAACCTTCCCAGGCACCATCTTGACAAAAATGAGTTGGAGTTCTTACAATAGATTCATTTCCATAACCATCAACATATTTAATGTTTGACCACTTTACAGAATATTTATCTCTTGACATTGAAATTGGTACATATCTGTAACCACCACTTTTAACAAATATGGCTGGAAAAAATACAGCATCGCCTCTATAATAATCTCCTATAAATAATCTTGTAGTAGTATTATCATTAATTCCAGCATCTAAAGGCAATCCTTCTTGAGATGGAGTTAAATTAAATCCCCATTGATCTCTAACAAATCTATAAAAACTATCTCTTGAGAAAAAATCTCGGAGAGCTTCTATTGTAATTTCTTTACAATAAGCTTGACCAGAATTTTGAACATAATTATATATGTTGTATAAATCTGTTTTTGTAAGAAAACCAGTTGCCATTAATTAATACCTAAAAGTTACGTCTAGAGAAAATATATTAGTTACACTGGCAGCGCCTTCAGCTTTAAAATAAATCTGAACTATTGGAGATGTATTTGAAGTTTCTGCAATTTGATGATGAACTACTCGATCATTTGGAGTTAATGTTAGTGTATTTGTGCCTGATAGCCAAGGCTCATCAACTGCATTAGAAGCACCAGTTGTATCTGTTAGTAATAGAATTACTCTACTTGAAACCGTTGGTATTGCAGAAGGAGTATAAGTTAATGTTAAATCAACTAATTCTGCACCATCTGGTATTAAAGAAAATAATGGAAAACTAACATTGCCATTTATTTCTGTACCTGTCGTTGTGTATCCAAAAACTCCAGCTGTAAAATAACTACCTGAAGTATAGCCACCGCCCGCCAAATAAGCAGTTGTTGTACCAATTGCATAATTACCAGTTGCCATTGGAACTCTATATTTACAAGTTTGATTTTTGTTTTCTTTAACAATTCCACTATATGTTGAACTTATTACTGTTGTTAATGAACCATCAACAGTATATCCATCAAACATATTTCCTACAATGTAAGTAAAATATCCATTATTACCTATAGTACTACCAATTTTGATATAATTTACAATAGAATTATCATATCTATAAATTTGATTACCAGTTATAGTAAAATTCTTTTCTTCTAAAGATAATCCAGTACAATCAATACCAACTGAACTTGTATTCAAACCTCTAACAAAATTATTTGATATGTTTGATGATAAGCTACTTTTAATGCCATAATCATATCCATAATTATTTACATCATTACTAAAATTAATATTATTGTTATTTATAATAACAGTTGAAGAAGATGGATTACCTCCTATATCTGTTGAATCCAAAACTTCAATTGCAGCGTTACTTAAAGTAGCATTTAATCCAGTTAAGAAAGTAGAATCATATCCAAACAAAGTGTTATTTGAAATATTTAAACTAGAATGTTGATTTACAGAATCATCATCCATTGTTTGTGACTTTATCCAATTACAATAATTTCCTTCGACCAATACCATTCCATTATTAATTGGTGCTGTAACTTTAGCAGCTCCTATAGTTTTGTTTGATATTTGTGAAATTATTTTTGCAGTATTATTTTTTATAAATAATGAACTTTGATTGTAATTAGCAACAAGATATCCAAAATTATAACAAATATAACCAAAAGAATTATCACTAATTACAAAATTATCTAAGGCAATATTCACATCATCAACCGCACAACTTTGTACAAAACCTTGACTTTCATTTACAAAATTATCTTTTATAAAGATATCTTTATACACACATTCTGAAGCTGCATCTCCTCCTGTTAAAGAAAAGAATATTGCACTTTGTGTTTGACTTAATTGATTCGTGGTATTCAAATCATTAAAACTATTGTTTAATATTTTAATATTTGATAACGTATTTCCATAATTATTTTCAAATGTTATAAATGCTGGTCTTTGTTGATAACCATCGCAATTAAATGTACAATTTTCAATTGTTATTGATGATTTATTTCCATTAGTTGAATAAAATACCCCACCCAAACCATTGATAAAACTTTCTACTGAATCATAAACACCACCACGTGGATTATAATTAACAGTCCAGTTTTTTATGTGTAAATTGGAATCTATTAATATACTAGCACCAACTTCAGTTGGATTAAAGTTAACTACTGAATTAGTTCCATCCAATACAGTTAAACTATCTAATCCAGTTAAATCTACAGATTCTGTCAGAGTAAATTCACCTTTTAATGCAACTAAATTGTTTTTGCCAGAACAATTGCTTAAATATTGTTTAAGTGCAGGAAATGTTTTAAAATTTCCTGAAAAATCATCACTTGACAACACAAGCGAACTTGATAAATTCTCATTAACTAAGAACATTCTTGCATCAGAAATTGAATTCACAGTTAATGAAGCAATAGTAACATTGGCAACTGCAATTAAACACAAATCTTTTCTATTATGTATCAATTCATTAAATGTTACGCTATCAACATAATATGTTGTAGTTCCATTTGTTACGAAATATTGTTGCAAAGTATCTGTAAGTATTTTGCTTATTAGATTGCCATTTTCATCAATGCAAATTGCCCAATTTAATGTTTGTGGCAAACTTGTTCCTTGAGGATAAATTCTTGGGATTGTTATTGAATTATTATTACAAGCCAAAACTTTACCATTAATTAAACAAGTTCCACCCTTAAAGAATATTTCACCGCTATCAACAATAGAACTTATTTCATCTAGTTCAAATCCGAAGAAAATACCATTACTATCTAAATATTTTGATACACTTGAAATATAATTTTTAGCTGAATTGGTAAAATCTGTTTCATCAACAGAACCAAATTGTCTTCTATCAGTTAGATATTGAATCATGTTTTGGTTACCCAAAACACCCCAAGTTAATTGACAAGAAGAAACATAAAATAATTCATCATTTAGTTGCAATGAATTAAATAATTCTAGGTCTATATATCTTGGACTATCTGTTGATAAAAGATTGACACCAGGATATGTACTTGTATCTTTGAACAAAAACTCTATATAATCAACATTAGTTTCATCATAGAATCTTACAGGAACATTCTTTCTTCCTTTTGTAACATTTCCAGTTTTGAAAATATTAATAGAAGATGGATCTCTTTTACCAAGATAACCATCAAAAGTTCCATCAGCAATATTATAATTTAAAATATATAATCTTATATATTTATTAAATTGAGTTGTTGATGAATCTAAATAGCCTCTTAGTTTAGGAGCGACGTCTAATATTTGTAAATAGTTTGAATTTAATTGGGTTGAACTTTCTGATTGAACAAGCATTCTTGCACGTTCATGTGATAATGTTTTACCCTCATCTGTAACAAAGATTTCCATAAATCTTTTATACTGATATGAGCTTACGCTATCATCAATTAAATTTTGTGCATTAAAACTTACAGAATCATCATAAAAATAAAGTTTTACATCTGTGCCAATTGCTGCCGTCGCAGGAATTGGATCTTCGCTCGCATGAACACCAGAAATTACTGTAATCTGTGTCAATGATGGAGATGTACCACAAGCTCCAATAAAATTAACAGATTTTATTATGAATCTACCATAATCAACATCAGAATACAAAGCATCAGTATAATCTACTGTTGGTTGAATTGTAATTGTTTTGCCAGATTTTAATCCAGAAGGAGCTAAATTATGTAATACTGTATAAGTTACTTCTATAGTAGATGAACTTATTTGATTTTTTGCTGAAATATAACCATCCCAATAGCCTTCAGAATTTGCTAAATACATACTAGCAAAATCATCAACTTTTATTCCATTAACTATTGCATATCTTTTTCTTAATGGCACTGCAAGTTTTGTTGGAAGTTGGGCAGAAGTTTCATCAACCCAAGTTGTTTGATAAACTGGGCTGGCAAAATTTATTCCATTTGCACCTAAACCCAAAGCATCAAAAGAATCTAAAGAAGAGCCACCAATAACATTTTCTGTATAAACACTAGTTGATAATGTACCAGAAGAATTATCTCCAGTTATTATTGAAAAACTTGCATTATCAATACAATCAGTTAACTTAATTCCAAACTCACCATTATGTTGATAAGCCATGAATCTTAAATTAAAACCAATTCTTCTAAATTCGTTATTGCAACTTTCGACAATAGATTCTAAAGAATAAGAGCCTGGATTAGCACCCGCATCTCCAGTAACATCAATAGCAGGTAATAATATTGATTTTTCAATAGGATTACCTGATGGATAAAATTGTAAGTATAATTTGTAATGTTCTGAGTTTATTTGACCAGCATCAAAACCCAAACCTAATACAGAAGCTGCTTTTGGATTAGAAACAATTACGCTTGGAATAAATCCAGTATATGTTACTCCGCTAGCATGAGCTGTGGCAAAAATTCCATGAGTGTCTCTATCATCCAAAGAATTATCAATTCTTGCAGTGGCTGTACCATCAGTAATTTCACAAAGATTTACACCATTTGTTCTAACAATCCATTCTACTGATGGTGTATATCTAATGGATTCAATTGGGTAAGATGCTTCTAATCCATTTCCATAATTTATTCTAATTACTTGTCCTACTTTAACTTGACTAAAATAGGCATCAAAATTAAATGATGTGTTTGTTGGTACAAATTTTACAACATTATCACCAATAGATAAATCATCAACGGGAGATGTATTTGGAGCATGAGTTAAATAAGTATGTACAACCGTTGATGGAACTATTGCAGCACCATATCCATCAAAATCTAAAACTTCAGATCTTGAAATCTTTGCAATAGCATTTGCGTGTTGTGTTGCTCTATGTTGTCCAAGATTTAAAACTTCTGATTGATCTAAATATTCCAAAACTTTTTGAACAGTAGTATTTGTTGAAGGAATTTCAATAAAATTATCAGTATCTACTGTAATAGCTGTTGCAACGTGAGCATCTGCAACTGCGTTTTGATGATCAACAAATTCATTGTTAATTTCCAATAATGCTTCTGCTACTGTGGAAGCAGCTCTAATTATTCCGTCTTTATCGAACAAACCTGACCAAGAGTATGTTGCATCTCTTGAATCTATTGGAACGGCATTTAGATCAATATGACTTGCGACATGTCTATTATCAGTAATGCTATCTGATAATTTATCAGCACCAGAAATATGAAGTAAAAAATCTGTGTTTGTTTGGTTTAAAAATGAAGTTAAAGAAGATATTAAAGCAGAATTTCCTGATACTAGTGTGTATAAATCAGTAGTACTATGAGCCAAGTTTAGTTTAGTTTCATCAATTCCAGCATTACTTCCTACTTGAGAGTTAGTAATTGGCAATGTAACTAAACCTATTGATGTAAGAGCAGAATTTCTTAAAGTTCCGTCCGAATTATGAGATACATCCAAAAAATTAGAGATGCTAGACAAAGCTTTATTTGGATTCGTTCCTAAAGCTTCTTGTATAGCAAAGATAGCATCACGTATAGCATTGATTGCTTCTTGACCTGTTTCAGTAATATTATCTGAAACGCGTGGTAAAGACTCATCATCATCTAATTGATCTGGATATATGGTCATATTTTATTCTTGTGACTTATCTTTGTTTTCTTCTTCAGTTTTCAACTGTTCTTCAAGTTGTTCAACTTTTGTTAAAAATAATTTTTTAACTCTTGCATATGCCCAGCCCGAAACTAAGCCTGCAAATATACCAAAAAATAGCCTTGCTGCTAAAGATGTTCCAACAAATTCGGGAAATGGATAGTTTGGAAAAATTAATGCCAATACCAAACCTGTAACAACAGGACCAGCTGGCAAAAACAATTCATTATATAATGTATTCCACCAATTCCCAGCAGTTAATACTTTTTGCCAAAATCTTTTGAAAAACAATTCTAATATTTTTCTTTGTGCAGAAACGCAGGCAAATATTACAACCATAAAAATAATTATAGCTGGTGAAAAAATTGATAAAATTGAATTTAATACATCTGTAAACTGATCCATAACATCCCCTAAAGAATTAAAGTTCTAAAAAGATGCGAAAATATTAACTTAATATCTATAAGATATGTTTATATTTGTGATATTTAAGGTCTTTGCTGTTCCAGAATTAATAGAAGCATTTATGTTAAACCAAGGCTCTGAAACCGAACCTGAAACGAAAATGTTTGCAGATGGAGTTACTGTTAAAGTTCCAGACGTAACAGATGCAATATTGGCAGTTGTTGTTTCTGGTGTTGTAAAAGCTGTATCATCCAAAGTTAAGGTAATAGAACCTGTAGCAGTGGCAGTTATGTTCCATGAAACAGCAATGCTTACAATATAAGCTCCATGTGGAATGATATCACCCAAGTAAACATATTTATCAAATGTTACTGTGGTAGATGTATCAGCATACACAAATCTTAAATAATTTCCAGAACCTTGTGTTGGATTTTCTTCAACCGAAGAAGATAATCCAGCTGGTATAGATTTATTATTTATTGTTGAAATTCCATTAAATCCACCACGTAATTGAATTACTTTGGTTTGATTTTTATTCAGCTCTACAATCCATTCACTTGCAGCAGATAAAGTAGAATACATGATTGTCTGTGTAATTCCATCTGGTGTTTCAGATAAAAATGTATTATTTGTAATTAAACCACGAATATTTGTATTATCAATATGAATAAATCCAGTTTTAGTTGCATTTAATGATACGAGAGTGCCTGTTGCATTACATCTGCCAAAAGTATTATTTGAGACAATTGCGTCACCCCAAGAATTAATAGCAGTACATTCTAACATCAAAGGACCCCTAAATCCTGAAGTAGCAGACCCTGCATTTTCATAATTTAATAAATTATTTTCAACTTTTACTAAACTACTTTTAATATGCGCACAAGAAACAGCCTTGCCAATAGCATTTGGTGTATAAGCTGCGCCGAATAAATTAATTATATTATTTGCAAATATCGTTGTGTTGTTCTTTGTTGTTGTACCAGTATCTGAATTATAAGTATTTATATAAACACCAGAATAATTTGTAAAAGGATTGCTAGTTGGTTCATAACAAGTACCTATTAATGTATTGTTAGTAAATTTGACATCTGAACCTCTAGAATAAACCTGAATAATTCCACCCGTTTCATATGCAGATCCTGTAACTTCTGCATGAAGAACAGTATTACAAGCCGCAGTTGAAACGTTATTAAATATATTATTTGTGATATCTATACTTGGATTTTTAGACAAAAACGCAGAAGTATCACATTCAATATCTAATAATGTTTGAGTAGCAGCGCTGGCTAAATTTGTAAACTTATTACTATCAATTAATATAGAGTTCTGAGTAATAGATGACGCTGGTCTTACAATTTTTAAATTATTAGAGCCAGATTTGAAAATATTATTTGTTACAGATATATTTTCAATAAAATTTAAATAACATGCAGATAAACTATATGTTCCTGGTGAAGAATAACTATAAGAAGGTATGTCAAAATAACATTGATTTATATCAACATTTCTACAATTAATATATAAATACCTATTTAGTGTTGTTAGTGTGGATAATGTTCCATCACTAAAGGTACAATTTTCCATGACAAAATTTGTGGATTCATTATTTATATCTAAATAATATGAATTGGCAGATCCTGGAGCTGCTGCATTTATTGTTTTACCAGTTCCATCAAAAAAACAATTTGAAATTAATAATGGAGTTAATGATGTATCTGCAGCATAAAGAGTATCGCCATAAGAAATTGCATAACCTGATAAATTAAAATAACAATTTTTAATTTCTGCTCTTCCAGCTTTTGGCAATGCCAAAGATACATTTTCTGTAAATAATCCAGATTGTACAAATCTACAATTACTTATTAAGTAACCTTTAGAAGATAATGAATTTGTTAAATTAACTTTACAAGTTGCATTACTAAAATATACTTGATCTATTACAACTATATTTCCACCTAAATCATTTGTAAAATTAACTGTTTGATTGGTTGTTGAGCTTGAAAATGTTACATTTTTACACTCATATCCTAAAGATATATACTTATTTCCTAAAGAATCTGTAGTTGCTCCCGATAAATTCAAATTAATAGTGATAGAATTTGCCAAAGATGATGTATCTGGAATTCCTATTAAGTTTGCATTTGTTGCAGTGCCACTACTTAGTGTTACATTGTAAGTACCAGGCATTATATAAACATAATTTCTATTTAATGCACTTGTTGCTAATAAAGTCAATACTGTATCTAATGCTCCAGAACCAAAAATATCACCCAATTTGCTTGTAGTTGCTGCAGAGCTAACTATAAAGTACCAATCACTTGGTTGTAAATCGGCTTGATTTACTCCCCAAGAATTACCCACTAATACTGTTCTGATTGATGTTAATCCTGTTGCATTTATTATAAGATGAGCAATTGTTGAAAAACCACCAGAACCAGTATTTCCAATTAATGAAACCTTACAATTAGATGTGGTCCCACCAGAAGTTGCCAAATTGATAATGTGCCAACACTTACTTCCAGCTCCTAAAATAAAATTATTATGAATATTTATTTTAGCTAAAGATGAAATAATTGCACAGTCTGAACTTGTTTGCGATGCACCCTCTGCACCAAAGAATCTAATTCTACAATTTGAAACATCTAATGTATCTACATCTCCCAAAGCTGTAGTAAAATTAATTGCGTTTTTAACACCATCAATAAAACAATTTCTTACTGAAATTGTTGTTCCATTTGTATTTCCAGTTGTTGTTCCTATTGCTGCTGGTGTTTTAGATCTATTTAAAACAACACCAGAAGCTACTCTACCAAAAAAGGAAACCCTCTCACATTCAAAGTTTGCTCCACGTTGAACTTCAATCATTGGTGATGTTATTAATGAGTTATTGCCCATGTTTGTATAACCATCCAAATTATCAAAAATCATTAAATTATAAAACTTGGTAGAATAATAATCAGAACCTGACATTGTTAACATAGGTCCAGTACCTGAATCTCCATTGATATCCAATACTGTATCTTGTTTTAAAATTCTAAAAATAGGAGCATCTACTGTTTCTCCGACAATTGTTGTACCAGTAATTTCTCCTATGACCGTTATTCCTGCCGGAATTTCAATAGTATCAGATGTTTTATATCTATTTGCCATTAATAGAATAACTCCACCAGCAGTTAATCTATCATCTGTAACAGCTGCTGCAAATGCTTCTTTTAATGTTGAATAACCACTAACACCTACGTTGTAATCACCAGCAACATATCCATCATTGGAAGAACCGATAGAAATGAATCCAGAACCAGCATTACTTATAATATTGGCAATATTACCTAAAACATCTTGTACATTATCACCACCAACACTAGGTATGCTAGTGACATCAATTTGATTTGCAGCATGTCTCCACGCTCCACCATCTGTATGAGCTAGAAAGTCTTTTTTATGAAGGGATGGTGCTCCGCCTTGACGAGTTTTACCAGAGGTACTAATGAATTTATCAGTCATATCATAATATCTAAAAATTAGATATTATCCCAATTTATTATCTGGAAACTTGTTCCTACCCCCCTTAATAATCCCCCCGACCTCCAATTTCATTTATATCAAGAGATTTCTGATCTTGATTAAAAAAGATCTAAAGTAAATCAATAGAAAAATCAAGATCTTTAATTAATGAATGAACGAAGTGAATGAATTAATTAAAGATCTTAAAGATTTCTTGTAAAAGAGAAAGAATAAAGAAAGAAGAATCTAAGAGACTAAGATTAAATATTTAAAATAAAGTTTATATAATAATTAATTTGCAAATCCAAATCTTCCTGGATCAGAAATAACTAAGGTACCATCATTTCTTTCCATAACATTATCTACATGTAGATCTCTGAATAAAATTCCCATATCAGCTAGTAATTTTAAACATTTAAATAAACTTCTAACTTCTGGTAATAAAACTACTGAATTGTTTTCTTCATAATTATCTGTTGGTAATTTATTATATGATACAATTGCCAATTCTTTAAAAAGAATTTCACCAATTCTTTCAGCTAAATAATTTGGATATCTATAAGGAATTTCTTTAACATAATTTAAAAAATCATTATTTCTAAGACAATATTCTTTTAATTCTTCGCTTAAATAATAACTTGATTCAGGTATTCTTTCTTTATTAGTTTTGATAAAACTAATAATTAAATTCATTAAGAACTCACAAAAATCTTCACTGAATGAATTTCTTGACACATGATTTACAACATTTTTTGCAATAATTTTAATAATCTTATCTTGAAAAACTATCTGTTTTCTTTGATGAATTTGTTTATCTGATGGTTTTGTTGGAAACTGATTCCAAAATAGATCTTTAATATGAATGTTGGTTGGTTTTAAAAATTCAACCAAAATAATAAATATTTGGTCATCATTTATGATCTTAACTACATTTAAAATATGTTTTCCTAAAGGTCCTAATCTTGATTTTATTTTAACTAATTTAGTAACGGCATCAACATCATTAGAAGATTTAGTAACTTTAGCAACACAATGTTTGCCTTCATACATACAATCATAAACAGTAGAATAAGCACCCTGACCTAGAAAACTTGAACCTTCATTAAATCTCAAAGGAACAATATTGTGCTGTAACAATAATTGTTCATCTTTATTTAAATCTTTTTCTTTTAACATTTTTTGTTTTAATTCTTCTTCAAGATCTTCAATTTTCTTTTCAAAATGTTCTATAGATATTTTTATCATAATATTATTGTGTGTGTATGTCCAAGTACAGGTTGCACAACGCCATTAATTATTGGATGGTTATGCTGTTGTTGATTATTCACTCCGCCCATTCCAGATAATTGATTTATTTGACCTATACTCAAAATATTTTCACTAATCTGAATAGCATGTGTATGTGGTAAAATACCTGGACTTGAACTAATACTGGAGGTTAATGTTGAAGGCATGGTTGAAGAATCCGCAAAAACCGGGATCTTATAAGCCACATCAGTTTTGCGAATACGTTGTAATCTCATCTTTTGAGCGCCTTGAACCCCAAATAATAACAAATTTCTTGTAACATTTAATACCTCAAATCTAGAATCTTCTTGAGAAGTATTATATGAATCATAAAAAATTATTATATCCCTATCTTTAACTGCTGGATAAGATAGGGTCCAAGCATTTGGACTTAAAGTATTTTCAATACCAGCTTCTTGTACTGGCAAGTCTTCTTCAGTAGCATCAAATCTTACCAAGATCCTACCATCAGATCTTCTTGAGTTAAAGAATTGTTGATAGCCAACCACAAAACCTGTACCATAGCATTTTGGACAACGATCGACCGCATACTCATTTGGAGACTTGAAACAAGAGCAACGCACTCCAGTGTAATTGTACTTTAATAATACAGCGGGCTTGCCAGTTTGTTCAAGTAGTAACTCTTCTCGTCTAAAGGATTCATCATTAACCGACATTCCCTTAAGTCTACGACCAACACCATCATAGCCATCTGCACAATAATGAACTCCTCCAAAATATGATGGGACACATTTTCCAGATAATAAATCAGATGGATTAATTCTTCTCCAACCAATAAAATCAAAAGATGGAGAATTTACCAATTGTGAATCTGAGGCTGTTAAATTTGTATTTAAAATATCTTTATCAACATATTTGTAACCATCAGCTTCTGTATAAGCATAATTAGGATAAGTGAAACTATTTGTTTCAAACATTATTTTTTGGTTTTTTTCCTCTAAACCTTTGAAAAATTTAACAAATGGGTCTAAGTTATCGTATCCATCATAACCATCAATTGTATGAATTCTTGGTGTAGTGCTTAGAAAACCTCTAGTTAATCCAGTTAAAGAACTTGTTAACAAATCTTTATTATTATATTTTATTAATTCTCCACCAATTTTAACGACTCCATAATTAGGAAATTCATTAATATCTGTTAAAAATATTGATGCATCGTTTGTACCAATATCTTGAGATAATCCTGATTCTGGATAAGTTTTAGAGTCACCAGAATCTGGTAAAAGACTTGGATTTATCCAACTAGAAGAAAATTGTGTTGCTCTAACTGCAAAATAATAACTATCACCAGGTACGAAATCTAATAAAATTACGGCTGTACCATTAAGGTGTAAATATTTTGGTCCCTCACTAAATAAATCTTCTTTATTTGTTGAATAATAAATATTGTAACCTAAAGTGTAGGTATTAGGAGCTTGGTAAGCCTTATTCCAAACCAAAGCAATAGAATATCCATCATTTTGAGAGTCAGCTGCTATTAAACCAACTTCAGTGTGTGGAATATAGTAAGGATAATTTTCAAAACAAGACATCATTATTATAACAAAATAATGATTAATGAGGTGTTATTAAATCTTTTATTATGTTAAATTTTCTTTCTAAATACACA